GGTAATGACAGTACAGTAGGTAATAATATGATAGCTTTTGGAATACAAGTTTTATTTAATTCTTCTACTAGTAGTAGAACATGGTATGTTGAATGGAGATGGCTAGGTTCACAAAATAATACTACTAGAGGTACTCAACAAGGTAGTCCTGTAGTTGGTCGTTTTTACATACAAAATAATAAGTTTACTGCTATTAATGTTGGATTACCTGTTTATATAAATAATATGAATGTAGATATTATATATGCTGGAGAAATAACTTATAATAATATTATTAGTAGTCCTGTTAGTGTTTACATATATATTCCTACTAATGTTAGTACATTTTATAATGGTGAATTACAATTTTGGTTTGAACATGAAGATGGTAGTGGTGATAAATATGACTGTGGTTTAAGTAATTATAATGCAGTTAGTGGTATTAGTATAAGTAATAACGGCACTACTATTGGTGTTAATTCTAATACTACTATTTCTGATTTTACTATACTATGTCAATTTACTATGACTTCTAATAATATAGTATTTAATGTAAGAATTTTGATTGAAGCACGATGAAAATATTATTCAATATAACAATGTTAGTGATAACTATATTGTTTATTTACTTATTAAAATTATTCAAATTAATTATATAGCTATGAATGATAAACAATTATATGAAAAACTAAGTCAGAATAATTATGATAAAGTATTTCCTATTACTTATCTTCAAAATATTCTTGATAAAGATACAAACAATGATTTAACTGTTGTTCTTTCTAGGTTTAATCATTTATGGATTCCATATCAAGGAACTAGAGTTAATACTCGTAAAGCTGTTCCTACTATTTTTAGACGTAATAGTCTTACTATTAGCTATTATGACGCTGAACATAATCTTTCTGTAACTGAAAGTTATATAGGTAGTAATCTACAAGCTGGTGTTGAAGCTAGTTGGGTTTCTGATGATAATTGGACTAAAATTCTTAGTGAAAAATATCTTGAAGAATCTGGTGCTAAAATTCCAATTGCTGATGGAACTATTGATTGGAATATGCTTAACGAAGCTCTTAAACAAATGATTGCTGGAGATGGTAAAGTTAATATTATTAATTATCCTGACGAAGAAGATATTACTATAAGATTAAGCCCGGGTTGTTGTAATGTTAATCGTCTTAGTCTTAAAGATAGACCTTATGAGCCTGAATATAAAAGTGGTAAAGGATATAAAATAGTTCGCAAGGTCTTACTCCCCGTGGAGGATGATGCTAGTAATGCAGAACAGCTTTTATTTGATGGTTTTCTTGATGATACTTATTGTGAACAATATGGCCAAATAATTCTTAATACTAATAAGTATGAAGTTATTAGAACAGATTTAGGTAATACTGCTGGTATTTATTATGATACATATCATAAATTATTTGTTCTTAGAGTTAAGACTGTTCATGATGGAGTTGGTTTTTATAATTATTATACTAGATGGACTATTGTAGAACCTACTGATAGAGTTCATCCTCTACGAGGGGTCAACACTCCTGCTTATGGAAATAGTGAAGATTATAATATTTATAATACTTGTCTTTCTGATGAACGTCCAAGACTTGGTATTATATACGTTAATTCAGTAGATAATATTAAATATTATTTTAATGAAGAAACTTTAGTTCAAGTTAAGAATAATATTTATCTTAATTATAAAGCTGTTCTTACTCAAGATATGGTTAACGAAGAAAATACTCGTTATATTATTCGTTATGCTTTTGATTTAAATAGTAAAACTATTACAATGCCTGTTGGTTGTGAACTTGTATTTGAAGGTGGTATTATAGAAAACGGTACTATTGATTTGAACAAATGTAAACTTACAGGTATGGTTGGTGAAGAATCTGAATATCTTCCTAATGTTACTTGTAGTAATTGGGCTAAAGGTCAGATTGAATATCGTAATGGAAAGATTTGTTATTGGAATGGTACTGAATGGAGAGTAATGGGTGATACTTCTGCTATGGAAGGATATACCAAAGAAGAAATTAATAACATGTTTGATAATTACTATACTAAAAGTGAAACTTATAGTAAACAAGAAGTTAATAATTTACTTGGTGATTATGTTACTAATGATACATTTAATAACTTTAAAGAAGAAATAAATCAAACTATTACTAATAGTGTTAATCTTGATAAGATTCAAAAAGCTATTAATGATGGATGCGGAGTTAATATGACTATGCCTAGTGCAAATAATAATAAACTTAGTCTTCCAATTTGGACAGGAACTGCTACCCAATATGCAACCATTACCCCAGTTGCTGGAATGACTTATAATATTGTTGATGAATAATGAGTTTAAATCTTGGACGTCAAGGAGGAGTTGCTCAACCTCTTAGAAAGAGAACAGTAGGTCAAACTAATATTGCTCATGTTTATGATGGTGCTAATCATATTTGGCCTACTTCTGTTATTCATTTTAGTGATTTTACTAGTGTCCAACTTAGATATATTTGGGGTAAGGATGATGGTCGAGATTTGGATACTAAATCATATTATGTTAATTCTCCTATTAATAGTTTAAATTATGCAGCTGTTGGTTATTCTTGGAGCTCAAGTATTGTACCTTATTTATATTGGGGTGGTGATAATGTACATTCTGGTGCTGAATGTGTTATGTTCAATATTGAATCTATGATTGAATTAGAAGATAAAATGCCTGATATAATGAAGATGAATTTATGTGCTAATTGGTTTGGCTTAAAAGATGTTGGAAATGTTACTATTGAATGTACTGCTTATAAAGGAGGAGTTATTGTTAAAGCTTGGCAACTAGGTAATAATGAAAATGATGTAAATACTAGAGGAAGTTATATTTTTCCTTTAGCTGATGGTAAAATTAATATGCCTAATGATAATAATATAGGATATAAAGAATGTTGGTATGGAGAAGTTGTTAAAAGAATAACTAAATCTAATAATGAAGTAAAATATTTTAGAATTAATCCTATTAATGATAAAGTTATTGGTTTAGATAATATTAAAATAATTCGTAGTGGAGGCGGATTTATTCATGGCGATGGTTATTGTTGGTATGAAAATAAACCTAATGATAAATATAAAGTTTGGAATAATCAAGCCAATACAAATAATAATCCTATAATTCTTAATAAACCAAGTCTTAATATAAAGAGTGATGATAATTATACATATGAATATCATACAGTTTTACTTAATGAAGATAATACTATTTATAGCGATAATTATACTGATAACTATGAATTTAGATTTGGTTTTGTTGCAGGTAATTCTGAATTTAGAGGACAACAAGTTATTCAATGTAATGTTGCTAGTCAAAATGGTCCTGCTGATGATGGTAGGACTTCAATAGGTGAAATAAAATATACTAAACTTAATAAAATTGGTGAATTGACAATATATAATCCTATTGAAAGTTAAGTTAATGTTAATTACCAAACAAAGATAACGGTTTAAGTGTTATAGATTATGTAGTTCAAACTACTGATAGAAAGACTTGTAATGTTATCTATGGTGTAGTTACTCTTCCAAATGAACCTACTGTTACTGGTTTAGTTGGACGTAATGCTAACGGTTGTTTACCATGCGGTTTTACTCAAACTGCTAGTACAACTCCGGCTCAGTAATATTACTAAGTTTGATTAAGAACATAAAATTAGAATAGATATGATACCTGTTAATCAATTCATACTAGGTAATAGTGACCCTTTACTATACCCTAGTGAAAAAATGACTAATAGCATTGATGAACAAATTGCTTTTCTTCAAAGTCAAAAACAAGCAATTAATGAAGCTTATCGTCGTAATGCTATTCCTAATGAATAACTAATCATTATTATAAAACTGTAAAAGGGAATTATCTTCGGATAGTTCCCTTTTTATTTATCTAAATTTTAGTATGGACAAATTTATTGATGTAATTGTAGATGGAATCCTTAGTAATTTTGATTTTGGATTTATGTTTATTGTTAATGTTCTAACTTATATTATTATTAGAGTTATTGATTACTTTAATGGTGATAATAAAGTTCCTACTTGGCAAAAACGATGTGTATTAGTAATAAGTATTTTTACTATGACTATGATTTATATTGCATCTGGGTATGATAATACTATTATGCTTGTTAATAGTGCTGTTCTTGCTCCTGTGTTTTGGAGTTGGGTTGTTAGTCCTATTCTAAAGAAACTTGGAGTTGGCTATAAAGATATTGATAATACTATTGGTTAAGATTGTATAAGATTGATTAGCTAGATTTGATTGACTGATTCAAGCCTGTTCCATCCTCTACGGGGAGTATAGCTTGCCAAATTTGGCTAGTTTTAAGCCTAGCTGATTAACTGTACATGATTTAATTAAAGTCTTGTTATGAGCCTAAAAAGTGGCTCTATGAACGTACATAAATATTTACAATATTAAATTTTAAAATAGTAAAGTTATGAGAGTTATTAAGACTAAACATTTTCCTTTTAATGGTTATAAAGCTATTAATATTTTTGGTATTATATTTACTAAAGGAGAATTAAGTAATAAAGAACTTAATCATGAAGCTATTCATACAGAACAAATGAAAGAGATGTTATACATATTCTTCTATTTATGGTATGGAATAGAATATCTTATTATAAGATGTTTTCATGTTAAACAACACGATGCTTATAAAGATATAAGTTTTGAAGAAGAAGCACATAATAATGATGATAACATTGATTATATAGATAATCGTAAACATTATAGTTGGACTAAATATCTAAGTATTAATAGTTCTAAGAGTGCTTAATTAAAAAATGTTAATAATATAGGTAAATCACTTGTTATTAATAATATAATTTATATTTGTAACAAACTAAATTCTAAAGATATGGAAGATGATAAAAGAGTTAATTATAAGTTAGATGCTATTAATAAACTTATTAATAATCTTAAACTTAGTATTTCTGGTAATAAAGAACATGATGAGCTTGGAGAAAATAATGTTATAGTTAATCTTGATGAGATTAGTCAAAAGATTACTAAATTACATGAAATGGTTAAAGCTGAATTTGATGAGTTTGAAAATCAACATAAAAGTGAATCAGATGAAACTCAAACTCTTCTTAATAATCGTTTTGATAAAGTTGATGCTAAATTAGATAGTATTAAATCTGCTATTGATAGTATGAAAACTACTATTGGTAATAAACTTGATACTGTTAATTCTACTATTAATAAAGCAAATACAGATATAGTTGCTGCGATTAATGCTATGAAATATAGTAATGATACTAAGAATAATGCTATAATTGCTGCTCTTCATGGATTTATAATTCAAGTTGATCGAAATACTAGTAATATTAATTCTCTTGATGGTCAAGTTGATGCTCTAGAACAAGATTAACATGAATTTTAATTTAGTAGAGATGTATAATGGCTTGTTAAGATTTAACAAGCATATACTAAATGAACTTGCAGAAGGACTTAAACATTTACCTAATTTAGATGGAGTATCTAAAGGAGATAGTTTAATTATTAATGAACAAGGTAATCCAGCTTGGGGTTCTGCTGCATTTATTCCTACTTTAGCTAAACTTGATTAAATATGTCCACGTGAAACTGTTGCTAAGAGTAGTTGGTTAATTAATTTGTTTCTATTTTTGCATTTCTCGATACTACTCCTGCAACAGTTTATTATAATATTAAATATAATAAACTTAAAACATAATATATTATGACTAAAGATAAACTTAAAGATGATATTATTAGAACTATATGTTCTTTAAATAGTGATATATCTAATAAAGATAGAAATTTATTAATTGAATTATTAAAATCTATTGTTGATTATACTAATAATACTGAACTTGAACAAGATGTTAAAGTTATAGAACAAAAGCATAATGAATTAGTTGATACAGTTAATGAGCTTAAAACTAAAGTTGAAACATATTCTAATAAGATTAATAAACTTGAACAAAGAGTTCATCAATTAGAAAACGCAAGTCAATCTTAACATGGCTAGTCTTAATCAATTAGTTAGTGAATTTGCTCATGCTGTTGGCAATCCTAATAGTATTCCTCTTAGACGTAATCTTCGATATGCTATTCTTCATGGTCGTAATGAACTAATTCGTAAAAGTTATGAAAATCATAAATATGTTGATAAAGGTATTCAGCAGCGTATTCGTGTTTCTATTATTAATGTTCCTGATGGTGATTTATATAATAGTCAAACTCTTGGACTTCCTGCAATTAAACGTACTAAACAAGAAGTTCCAAAGCCAGTTAGACTTATTAATAACTTACCTTTCCAATCAATTAGAACTACCGGACATACTGGGATAGAAATACCATTTGCAAAAGAAGCTAGTGCTAAGTTTTATCATTATCTTGCAGGTATGTGTAATCTTCCTGTTTATGATTATATTAATGGTTATATTTATTTCTTTAGTAATAATAAAGATTGGTTTCAAAATATAGGTTCTATTATTATTGAATCTCCATTTGAAATTCCTTATCTTGTTCCTACCGAAACTGTTGAAAAAGCTAAAGATGTAAATTATGACCCTATTGATGATGAAGCTAAATACGATGATGATGAATTTCTTATTCCTGAAGATATGATTGGAACTCTTAAAGAGATTGTATTTAAACGTAATCTTATTGAAGTTCCTCGTCAAACAAATGAAACTCCTATTGATAATTTTGTAACTAGATAAATTATGATTAAAGATATAGATATTAGTCATTATTATAAAAAGTTTATTGAAACTTCTAATGACGATATGGCAAAATATAATAAAGAACTTGAAGTTATAAATAAGATGAAAGCTGATTGTCGTGCTTATATTAAAAGTAAAAATCAAGTTATTAAAGATGATTTAAAAATTAATCTTAATGAATATGGGTTTCAATTTCTTAATGATAATGTTGAATTAATTAATAAGTTAGAGCAATTAATTAATAATCAACTTAGTTATACAGTTGGAGAAAGACGTATTGTTCTTCTCCAACTTTTGCGTTATTGTAACTTAGCTAAAAAAGCAAACGATTATATTATTGCTCTTAAACTTGCTACAAGACGTTCTGAATTAAGTCTTTCTGATTATAAAAAGTACATTCATAGATATTATAGTTATGGTGTTCATAAATGTGTTCTTGAAGGTTATGCTTATCATTTTAAATATGAGATTGGTGATTTAGTTATTAATTTCTGGAGATATAGAGATAAACCTAGAGATACTTATGTTGATTGGAACGCTACTAGACTTAAAAAACAAGAAATTATTGATGCTGGTCTTAAACCTTATGATAAAGAAGAAGCAGAAATATATAAAATTCGTGGACTTAAATATGATGGTATTCCTTATGTAGTTTATAAAACTAATAAAGAGTTTTATGAAATACAACTTATTAATAACGGAACTCATAGTTATAGTGCTATTAAATTTAAGTATGCTAATTATATTAATAGAGAACTTAGAGGTAAAGATGCTAAACAACTTAATTCTGAATGTAAAACTGTTGATGATATTTTTAATCTTAAATTAGGATTAAGAAGTAAACTTCTTGTTTATCTTGAACGAGAACCTAATGCTCCATTTAAATATATTAGAAATGTTAATCAACAAAAATATGAACGTGGAGCACATAATAATGGTAATAAAACTAGATATAAAAACTAATATTATGGCAAATAATAAAACGATTACGATAGAACATATAATTGGTAAACTTGATAATGATTTCAATCCTGATGGAAGTGATTGGATTCCTAGAGTTCCTGCTTGGTGTGTTGATGCTATGAATGAACTTAAAGTTCTTCGTAAAGTTGATAAGAAAATGAAACTAACCGTCATTAATAAGATAGCTAAAAGTAAATGTTGTCTTATTGATGACGGTCTTAAAGTATATGATAGTAATGGTTGTGAAGTACCTAGAGCTGATACTAGTAAATATAGATGTGGTGATACTGAATCTGCTCCATCCTCTACGGGGGGTCAAGCGGAGGACGAAAGTCCGGAGCGTGCTACTAATAAAGACTATCTTGGTATGCCCGATGATTGTTGTCCTAATGGTTCTAGAACTAGAGAAGTTATTGATACTGGTAAAGTAGGATGTAATCCTGTTGTTTATACAGTTCATAATAATACTGAATGTCCAAGATGTCAGCATGAAGTTCATTCTCATTGTCAGACCCCCCGTGGAGGATATGATAAGTCAAATCATAATTATATTCTTATTGGAGGTAATACTATTGAACTTAATTTTAATGATACTTGTATAACAGTTGTTTATAAAGATATTGAAACTCAATATAGTGATAACTATCATTGTGAGATTCCTGTTATACCTGCTAACGGTAAATTAATTCAAGGTCTTACTTATTATTGTATGGCTCGTATGCTTATGAGAGGATATAAACATCCTGTGTTTAATCTTTCTGCTAGTCAATATGGAACTAATCCTTTCTATCTATGGGAGAGTATGAAGAAAGATATTAAGACTAGTATTTTATTAGATGAACAAAGTGATGATGATAGTGGTTGGAATGAGTTCTTTTATAACTTTACTTTTCCTAAATAATTATGAATATACAAAAGAAACTTAGTCTTAATAAACATCCAGGTGATTGTGTACCTTATTCATTAGTTGCTGCTAAAAATGTTAAAGTGAGTAATGACGATAGGATGATTGTTAATGAAGAAGGACTTGAAGATTGTAGCATAATTTCTAATAGTATTCATGAAGACGGTATTAATAATTTTAAAATAGTTGGTGTTATTCCTACTAGTACTGAACTTATTTTATTTGTTATTAATGTAGATAATAATGAATCTTATATTTATAGATATAATGAAGAATCTTCTAGTTGTTATAGAGTAAATAGTAATTGGAAATATAATGGTGGTAAGATTAAAGGAACATATACATATAATGTTAAAAATCATCTTATAATTGCTGTTGCTGAAAGCGATGCCTCTATTGATGTTCCTCTTAAAACTATTAATATTGATTTAGATTCTGGAAGTCCTGATACTGAAATGTCTATTATTCCTCAAGTAACTTTACCCACAGTTAGTAATTTAAATTATGTTAGTGGAGCTGCTTATAAAGGATTTTATTTTATGTTTATTAGATATAAAATAGATAAGACTAATTATACTAAATGGTATAGTATTGGATTTCCTATTTTTAATGATGTTATAATTCCACAAGTTATTAATAAAGTTTGTTTTCGTAAAGAGTTTGTTTATGATCCTAAAGATGACCCTAATGGATATTGCTATGGAAATAGTGATTCTTTTAGTGATTCTAAAGATATATGTAATCAAACTTTTGAAGTAAGTATTACTGGTGGTCGTTCAGGACTTTATCAATTAGGACTTATTATATGTAAAAAAGATAGTACGCAAGCTTTTAGAACTGATGATTTAAATAGTAATATTTTTAAGTTTAGTAGAGATGTACTTGTGGAATATAATATAGCAGATTTAACTACTGATTATTATAATTATTATAATGTTGGTAACATTATTAATTATAAAAATAGAATATATATTGCTAATTATGATGAAAAAAGTGATAATGATAATAGAACTTTGAGTGATGGTAAAACATTAGAAGAATCTGTTAATGATATTGTTATTAAACTTAGAAATAAATCTGTTAATGCTTATTATAACAGTTATAATGTTGTACATGCAGTTAGTGAAAAAGGACCTTATTTTAAAATGGCTAGTCTTGGATTTACTGGAACTGTAGATTATGAAATAGCTGATTATACTAAACTATTTAATAATAATCAATATCCTTTTCGTACTTTTAAAACTTTTCTTAATGAAACTGTTATTCAAGGTATTGCTGCTCATGAATATTTAAAAGTTAATTATAATACTGTAATAAAAGTAGGTTCTAAAGGCGGAGCTAATATTAAAGAATATTTAGCATGTAATTGTTTTATTATTCCTACTAGTTATAAGTATGAAAATAATATATCTAGTTATAGTTTACCTAGTGAAGTTAAAATTGTTTGTTATACTTATAATGGTATTGGATTTACAGAAGATGCTGTATTTACTAGCGGAGTTATAATATTTGGAACTGCTCAATTTGATATTGATAATTGTAAAATGAGAATTACTCATAGTGTAATTGATCCTTCTTATGATTTTAATGAACGTAAAAAGAATGATACTCTTATTCCTGGAGAAGTATATAATTTCTTTATTCATTTTGTTGATAAGTATGGTGATGCTAGTAGAGGATATAAATTATCTAATAAAGATAAATATATAAATGATGTTATAAATGATAATTCTCATTGTACTATAATAACTGTTGATTGGATTAATGGTACTGCTGGTACTATTCCTTATTGGGTTGTAATTAGTGGAACTATTCCAATATCTAGTATTAGTTCTAATGTTAAACAATATATTGCTGATAGTAAAATTGTAGTTTATACTGCTGAACCTATTAATAATCCTTTAACTAATATTTTACTTAATAGTGCTGGCGAATTAGAAGCAGCTAATAGAGATGATTTATATACTCTTATATCTAATTACTTTATAGATTATCAAGATAAAGATAAATATAATGATTTATATGTTTATCAAGTTATAAATAGTGGTAGCTATACTCCAACTAGTAATCAAATTATTTATGGTAATTATGATAATGAAGCTAAATTTGGTTATTATGAAAATATTAATGGTGATGAACTATTTAGAATACCAGATTTAATATTTAAATCTGAATCTATTGGCGGAGAACATACTAGAGGTTTTGTATATAATATGAATGATACCTTTAATAAGTTCTATATTAATGTTAATATTGATAATAATCTTTGGAATAAAATAAAAGAATTAGGTTATGTCGGTTGGTTTGTTAGTTATGAAAAAGTAGAACCTATTACTAGATATACAGGATTATTAACTAGAAAAGATTTTGCTAATATAGCTAGTAATGTTACATGGCAAGAATCTAATTATGCTGCTAAGCCAGGTTTTGTTTCTAATAATTATACTAGTGATAAATGTTATCTATATAGTGGTAGATTTGACATTGATGATACTATTAAATATGATTTTAATATAATTCGTATTGATGGTAAATGTACATTTGAACCGTTTAGAGAAAAATCTGATGTTGTTGATATGGTTGTTAATACTACTTATCCATATAGTTATAATATGCCTGTTATAGGAGTAATAAGTAGAAATGTATATAAACCTATTAATAATTATAAATTAGTAGTAGCTGATAGTATCGCAGATGATAGAGCTGGAAAAGGTACAGCATTAGAAATGGATGATTATAAAGAACTTTCTTTAGATGCTGAAACTATGTTTCTTGCTACTGTTCTTAATTGTACTAGAAATATTTATATTAATAAAGAAAAAGAACTTATAAGACTTAATGATGTTCGTTATTCTAGTGGAACATATTCTATTGAACATGGATATAATGGTAGAATGACATATGATGGAGTATTAGTATATAATGATAATAGAGTTATTATGAATGAAGGAGATTATAGATTATATTCACCTGATAATACTCCTTATTATTATATTGATGGTACACATCCTTGTTGGTTTGATAAACCTTTTGTTGAATATATTCAATTTCCTCTTTATAGCGATAAGTTCTTTGAAAGTAAATGTTTTAATAATGAACCTAGTAAAATAGCATTTAGTATTAAAGAAGAAACTGATACAAAAAGTGTTGCATTTGGTACGTTTGTAGAACCTAAAAATAGTGTTGATTTATTTAAAGACCCTATTGGTAATGTTGACCAATTTGTTCCTAAGTTATTAACTCAATATCGTAATGATATTATTAATATTACTCGTTTTGATAAAACTATAAGACGTAGTAATGTTATTCAAGATGAAAGTGAAGTTAATGCTTGGAGAGTATTTCCTATTGAAGGTTATAAAAATATTACTGAAAATAAAGGAATAATTACTAATCTTGTTGGTATTGGATATTATCTATTAGTACATACTCAGCATAGTATGTTTATGTTTGATATCAGTGCTGCACTTAAAACTAGAGATGAAAATGTACAACTTTATCAACCAGATGCTTTTGAAGTTGATTATAAAGAAGTCTTTACTAGTGATAAAGGATATGGTGGATTGCAAGATGATTTAGCATATATAGTTGGAGAATTTGGTTATATATTCTATAATGACGATTTTCATGCTCTTTATCAATTTGATGATGGACAACTTAAATTAATGTATGAAGATATAAAGTTATGGTTAGATAAGTATCGTCCTAATAATGTTAGATTTGCTCATGATAAATATAATAATCGTATTTTAATTAAGTTTGATTATACATATAATAATATAAATCCTGTTAGCAAAGCTATTATTGAAGAAGTTCATAATGAAGTAATAAGTTTTAATTATAAAGTTGGTAACTTTATTAGTTTACATGATTATTACTTTAATAATGCTTGGTCAACTAAAACTAAATGTTATTTTCAAACTGAGCATAATAATGATAGACTTAATTGTCCTCTTCATGTGTTTACTAATGAATATAATTATGGTAGATTTAATACTCACATGGGTGATAATAGTAGAAGTCTATATTTAGTATCTAAACAAGAAGTTGGTGATGAGCCTATATTAGTTCATAATAGTTATATTGATATTATTATTAATGAATCTTATGAACTTATTAAGTTTCTTGAATTTATTAAATATAAAGTACGCAAAATATATATTCCTTTCTATAGTGATAATACTAATAATCCTGTAGATTTAAGAGAACATCCTTATGCTGGAGATATACTTCGTATATTTAATGAAGATAATGATACTAATGATATAGATATTAATATTGATAAACTTAATGAATTTAATAAGTATAAAAAACCTTGGTATGAACTAACTCAATATAACTTTAATTATTTTCGTAATACTATTAATAAACATCCTAATTCTCCAAGTGATAAACTTCGTAGAGTTTATGGTAATTATTTTATAGTTCGTTTCATATTTAATAATTCAGATAATAAGCGCATTGAATTTGAAAGTCTTGAATGTGCTCAAACTCAATTTAGAAAATTATGATACAGTATAGAGATAGACAAAGACAAAAAGCATTTATTGGTGCTATTATTGGTGCTGCTGCTAGTATAGCTGGTGGTATAATTAAAGGTAATAAACAAAAGAAAGCTCAAGAAAAAGCTCAAGCTGCACAAGACCATAAAGATGCTTTACAAAATGCTCAAGCTTTAACTAGTGCTTATGCTAATCAAGATTATGTTGGTCAATATAATGATAAGCTTACTCTTAAATGTGGTGGTAGAGTTCGACGTAAAGCTGGTTTCGGTACTGAATTTGCTGATGCTCTTCCAGGTTTAGGTAATCTTGCTAGTTCTATTACAGGAGTTCAAGGACTTGGTGAATTAGGTACTGCAATAGGTCAAGGTATTTCTGCTAATCAACAAATTAATGAAAATAAACGTATTGCTCAAGAAGCTGAACAGCGTAAACAACTTCAAGCTGGTCGACAGCAACTTAATATTACTTCTGATAAAATGACTAATCCAATGACTATGTATCAACGTTCTAGTTTTATTAATAAATATAAATGTGGCGGACGTAGAAAAGCATGGATTGGTGCTGCTATTGGTGCTGCTGGAAGTTTAATTGGTGGTATGTTTGGAAGTAAAGGACAACAACCAATTCAAGTTAAACAAGCTGACCAAGCTAGTTATAGTGCTCCTAAAACTGGTCTTGAACGTCCTGAATGGATTACTAATGGTACTGTTCAACAACCTGTTATGCCTCAATCAGTATATCGAGATAGGCTAAATGTATATCGCTGTGGCGGTCATAGACGCTAGTTTTTTGCTCTCTGTTGAATTATTATATATAGGTATGAACTATTAATCGACTGATAGGCTATCGTTCAGCAGAGAGCCTTAAAATCAATTAAATTACAATTTCTCATTATATTATATAAAATGCCTAGAAAAGATAAAGTTATTCATATAAGTAATTTACCTAGTACATTTAGAGGTAATGTTACTCGTAATGGAAGATTTATTCAAAATGGTATTCCTCCACTTTGCGGAGTTTATGATAAAGTTGTTAAATCTACTGGTTTAATAAGACTTGGTAATGAATTTCTCTATAATGGTGTAAATAATTTAGTATCTAAAGATAATAGAGAAAAATTAATGAATAATACTGCTGGTAGACTTATTAATTATGTTAAAGATTTTAATAAAGAATCTTTTCCTAGTGATGATGAACTTGGACCAACATTTCCATTTAATATTATTCAAACTCCTAGAAGTAATGGAAAAAAGCTTCCTCAAAAGCAATATGCTGTTGGTGGTAAAATACCAAATGTAGTTGCTGGTGGTATTGCTCAACCTCTTGGTAATAATTTCTTTTATATGAATGGAAGAAAACATAGTCAAGGTGGTATTGACATTGGTCCTAGTGATAAAACTGGTATTGAAGTAGAAGATGGTGAAGTAGTTGAAACTAATGGTAATGAACTTAAAGTTTATTCTGCACAACCTATTATTAATGGTGTTAGTCCTGCTAAATTAGTTATGGGTGGAGCTAATCCTAATAAAGTATTTAAAGCTCAAGAAGATTTTAAAGATAGAAATGGGATTAACGATGATGGTACTAAAGCTAAATATGGTAAAGAAAAATATGTAGCTAAAAGTGATAATACTAGAGTAACTCCTATAATGGAATCTCCTAGAAATAGTGGTATTAAACAAGGAGATTTTATTTATTATCCAGAAACTTATAGAATAGCAAATAATACTTTAGAAAAAGTTCCTGCTAGAAAAGAAGTTAATATGACTCCTCTTGAACAAGTTAATCCTGAATTTGATATATTGTTAGGTGGCGCTGGAGTTTTAAGAGGTGTCGATAAAGCTACTAAAGTTGCTATGGCTTTAGATAAAAATATTTCTAGAACAAGTCAAAAAGCTATTACTAAAGGTAGAGATGCTTTAGGTTATTATTCTATTTCTCCTAATATTCGTTATAATTTATCTGTTAATAATGGTAGAAAAGCTCTTGGTGTTAAACCTACTAAACTTCTTGAAGCTCCTAGAAAACAATTAACTTCTAATATTGGTAAATATAAAGATTTTGTTAATATATTAGGTAGTAACGGAAAAGTTATTGATATACCTGATATTCTTCAAACTAATATTGATGATACAAAAGCTTTTCTTAAAACTTTTAATAAATGGAATGCTCATTATGGTTATGACCCTATTCCTTTATCTGCTGCAAAAAATCCTAAACAAGCAGATAAACTTATTAAAGATAGATTGTTAGAACATAATACATTTGTTAGAGGTGTACATGAAACAGGTAATGAAGAAAATATAAATAATATACTTAGAAGAAATGGTGTTGAACCTACTGCTGAAAATAGAGCTAAATATTATGCTTTAACTTATGCTCCAGATACAGGAGCTGGTAGAGCTGGATTTAATTCTTCATATAATGGAGAAGGCACTATTTATTCTTCCAATAGTTTAAATACAGCTATTGGATATGCAAAAGCTAAACACAGTAATGAAAAAGATGGATTTGTAGTATCCGTTAGACGTCCTATTAAATTTGAAGGTACTAGAGAAAATTGGGTTAAAAATGCTGATTTTGCTTTTGATAATTCTAAACAAAGTAGTCTTTATATTGATTATGAACTTCCATATTTACTTAGATATGGTAAGAGTGCTAGGACTGAATTAAGTAAAAATAAAAATATTCCTTATAAAGATATTATTTCTAAAGTTAATAAAGACTATTCTAAACTTTATGGTTATAATGAGTTTACTGCAAATAAAATCAAAAGATTTATTAATGACCCTAATATAAAATATAAACCTAGTTATCAAATAACTGGTAATGCTAAAAACGATTATATTAATGATGCTATAGGTTGTAAAATTAGTAATTTACCTATATATAGTCCTTTTATATCTAACGTTCGTAAATATACTTATGATATTTTAGAAAAAAAAGGTATTGATGTTAATGACCCTGGTATTGGAGTAATTTTTGATAATAAAAATTTTAAAGTAGTTAATTATAATAATAATATGTTTGGCAATGATGTAGTATATCAAATACCTGAACAAGAAGTTAAAGATATGTATTATAAAGATATTAATAATCAACTTGGTAAACTAATTTCTAATAATTATAGAAAATATGTTGAAAAACAATTTGATAAACGTTATAATAAAGATATTAATATAGAACTTAGAAAAAGTAAACGTATTAGTGATAATGAATTAAAAGAATATATTAAATCTAAAGGTATCCATCCAGAAAATAAAAAATATAATGTTATAACTACTGAAATGCTTCATAAAACGAGTAGAAATAAAGGTAATCCTTATCAACATTTTATTTTTACAGGTGATGTTAGTAAACAAGGTCTTGATGTAGTTGATATTAAAGATGTTAATTCAGAAGAATTTAAACATATATTTAATACTCGACAACATACAGGAAAATATAGTAAAGGATATAGTCGTAAATCTAGAAAATTTGGAGGTAATGATATGATTGTAAGTATTAGTGGTAATGTTAAGAATGGCTTAATCCATTCTCCATCCTCTACGGGGGGTCTACGCGATAAATTTGCTGTTGGTGGAAAACGGATTAATCGTCATGGAAGAACTTGGGAATATGATGAACAAATTGGAGCTTATGTTCCTATAACTAATAGAACTATTAATAGAACTTCTGCTTATCCTATTAATAAATCTGCTAGAGGAGAAACTATTATTGGAAGTGATTATACTTTTAGAAATGGAAGATGGTCTAAAAATAATACTACAAATAATAATACTAATAAATCTAATATTGATAATGGAAATCGTCGTCCTCAATATTATGCAGAACGTAGACTTCCTTTATTTGAAGATGGTGCTGGTATTACTAGTGGTTTAGTTAGAGCTGGTTGGAGTCATGGAAATAACAAAGGTGTTAGTATGAATAATACTAATATTCCAAGTTTATCTGCAACTAAATCTAGCGGGAAGACCCCCCGTGGAGGACGAAGTAAGTCAAGTCAACCAACTCAATCTGTTCCTACTAAAACTCCTCCTATTGCTGTTTATAATCGTAATCTACCTAAAGTAGAAGCTAGTATTCCTACTACTTTACCTGTTTCTACTAGTACACCCGCTAAAGGAACTACATCTTCTGATGGTAAAGGTCAAGGTAAATTTAAAAATCTTACTACTGCTGATTGGATTGGATTAGGTAGTAATGTTGCTGGCAGTTTAGCTAGCTATTTTGCTAGTAGAAGAGCTATTAATAAAATGAGAGGTCCAAGTCAACCTACTCTTATTAGTGCTAGTAAACTTAAAACTAAATATAATATTAATCCTCAACTTGATAGAATTAGAGAAGATAAATTTGAAGCTTATCGTGATATTGATTCTAATACTGCTAGTAGTCGTGTAAGTTTAGCTCGTAAACAACGAGTTCGTAATGCTGCTGGTCAAGCTGCTAATCAACTTTATGGTGAAAAAGAAAATATAGAAACTAATCTTATTAATCAAGATAGACGTAATCAACAAAGTGTTCGTCAATTTAATGCTCAACAATACAATCAATATATAGATAGAAAAACAGCATTTGATAATGGTATTAGAGAAGCTAAAGTAACTAATATTAATAATTTATTTAGTGGTATTAATGCTGGTATTCAAGATATGATTAGTAGATATGAAAATCGTAAAGCTTTAAATAATAATATTGGCGCAATGAGAGCATTTGCCCCTAATGTAGATGATAGAATTATGAGAGATGCTGGAGTTGATTATGATGAATTTATTATTCGTAAACGTAGAAAACTTGGAGGAAAACAATCATGCCGATAAACTTTTATACTCCTACTTTTAGACAACAAGTTAATCCTATTGACTTAAATGTCTTAGCTAGAACTTATAATACTCTTGAACAAGGGCATCAACAAGCTATTCAAACTAAATCTCAGATTGATGCTCAACTTGCTCAATTAGATTTAAATGAAGCTGAAGATGCTTGGCGTCAAGAACAACTTAATAAAGTTCGTAATGCTCTTACTGAAAATATGCAATATGGTAATGCGTATTCTAGTCTTGATGATATAGTTGGAACTTATGGAGATATAACTTCAAGTCCGGGAATGATTGGTCGTTTACGTGCTCAACAAGATTATAAAGCTTATATGAATAATCTTGATAAACGTACTGATTTATCTGAAGATTATAAGAATTATTATCGTACAGTTAATAAATATAATTATCAAGATATAACTGATAAGAACGGTAATGTTATTGGTGGAAGTAAATGGACTCCTATTGATAAAGAAGTTTCTGAAATTCCTATGAATCAAATACTCAATCAAGCATTACAATGGGCTGCTAAAGAACAAGGTGGTGGTAGTCAAACAAGATGGCTTGATGCTAATGGAAAAGTTACTGATGATATTACTAAATCTGTTACAGGAGAAATTTATTCTCATACTAAAGGTGATTGGCAAAGATTAAGTAAAGCTAAACTTGCTGAAGCTGTTAAAGCTGTTATTGAAAATACTCCTGGTGCTAAAGCTAGTCTTGAACAAGATTATAAGATTGCTAAATGGAAATATGACCAAAATGGTAGTAATCCTGATATAACAGATAAAAATGGTATTCTGCTTACTCCTGAACAGTATCTTGCTAAACGTATTGACCCTTTCTATAATGCTGCAACTTTTTATAATCAAAGTAGTAATACTACTTATGGTGAAGCATGGAAAGCTCAATTAGCTTTAGCTAAACAAGCTGGTTCTGGAAGTAGTGCTCAAAGAAAACAAGCTATTGATAATTTAACTTATAAAGGTACTCCTGTTCGTATTGATAATTTTATGCCTACTCAAGCTCAAGCTGAAATTACTAGCAATAGACAATCAATAGCTGGATTACTTAGTAAATATAATCCTGATATTAATATTAATTTAAGCACTGCTAATCCAGATGATATTAGAACTAGTATCATGACTAATATTACTAATCCATCTGATAGAGCATATGCTCTAAGTTATCTTAATGATATTATTGATAATCAAGAATATATTAATAGTCTTAAAGTTGGTAAATCGCAAGATAGCATTGACGGATTTGATACATATAATTCTATTATTAGTTTAAGTGATTTGCCTAATAATAAATATTCTGATACATATAGTAAATATGTTAATCAGATATTTGGAGATAGTTCTGCTATTAGACAATACTTTAATAACGATGATGTATATAATTCATTTATTAATGCTATTGGTGGAGAGAAAAAAGCTACTAGTCTTGGAATAAGATTTGGTTCTGATGGTAATGGTTATAAATATGCTGAATTACCTAAAGATTATCATAAATCTATTTATAGTTTTGGTAAAGCTGTTAAAGAAGCTGAAGATACTAGAAATCCTTTAAATGCTTTTCTTAATTCTGCTAAGACTAGATTTTTTGGTTATGGTGATAAATTTGTTCGAGTTAATTCTAATGGTGAAGAACATCATGCTGGATTACCAACAGGCAATAAAGAACCTTATATTGGTTTAATTTATTATGTTGATTTTCTTAAATCTAAAAATGATGCTGTTCTTGATGGTGGTCAAATAACTTCTTCTACTATTGGTATATCTGCAATGACTCCTGAACTTGCTGAACTTAATTTTGTTATGAGTTCTAATCCAGAAGCTGCTAGTAAATATTCTGCTCAAAAGAAACAATTAGAAGAACAAGCTATGTCTGCTATTAAAGCCGGTATTGATTTAACTCAAGGAGAATCTTATATTACTAGTGAAAATGGAATATTTGAACCTATGACTTCTGAAGATAGAAAAGCTTATACAGCTTATCTTAGAAGTGCTAAAGAAAATGAAATTACTCCTACTATTGTTCGTGACCCAAAAACTGGTGATGTTGGAATTCAAATTAATATTGCTGGTTATTATGATACAGAAGGTAAACTTAAAAGAGAACCTATTACTTTACTTGTAGGTAGTGGTGCTATTGATAGTTCTATTATTCAATCTTGGAATCAAGATACTAGTTGGAGAGCTGCTGGTAAAGTAGAAAATTATTATAATGCTAATAGACCTATTTCTCTTACTAATAATGCTGCATTTACTGGAATTGATAAATTTAAATTAGTACCCAATGGTGGAGGTTTTAATTTAATTAATTCTACTAATAATCAAACTATTGGTTTAGTAAGTAAAGAAAATGCTGTTGATATTGTAGATAATTTATCCCAATGGGAACAAACTGTAACTGCTGTTAAAGCTGGTATGGCAGTAGATGAAAATGCTGTTAAAGCTATTCAACAAAATGTTGCTACTAAACTTGCCCAACTTAGTGGCAGTTCAGATCCTTATGTTATTCAATATTACTATGATGAATTAACTAATAATCTATATTAATATGGATGTATTAAAGTTTCTACAAGGTGGTAATAAAACACCTAATCCTGAATATAATCCTAAAACTAAAAAGGGGGCTGTTCAGCCTCCTACTTTAGTTGATTACAACCCTGGCACTTCTATTAGTGACCAGGGTCGTGGTCATTTATTTAGTCGTATTGCTGGGCAATCATATAATCTTAATCAATATGATATAGATAAATATGCTCCTTATGATGTTTATGTTAATCCTGTTGATGACCCAGAAAAACTTGATAAAGAACGTGCTGTTAATCAAAGTAATTGGGAACAAGGATTAAGAATGATTGGACAGATTGGTAATGAGATTACTGTTGGTACAGCTATTGGTTTTGCAGATTTAGCTGATGCTTTCTATAATATGGTTAGTAATAGTCCTAATGATTATCAATCTGAAATAAGTTCTAAACTTGAATCTTTAAAAGAATCTATTAATGAGCGTTTAGCTATATATAGAGAAAATCCTAATGCTGCTTTTGATATTGGGGATTTTGCTTGGTGGGCTAGTAACGCTCCTAGTATAGCTAGTTCTTTAACTCTTATGATTCCTAGTACTGGTCTTGCTAAAGGTGTTTCTTTATTAGGTAAAGGTATAAAGTTTAATAAATTAGCTAATAAAATGGCTAATGCTATTAATATGACTCAAAAGAGTAGAGCCATTACTGGTAGAATAGCAGAGGCTACTGCTATTGGAGTTCCTTCTCGTTATCTTGAAAATTATCAAGAAGCTAGACAAACTTATAACGATATTAAAGATTATTCTAAAACTCAACTTGCTAATATGAATGATAAACAAAAAGAAGAGTTTTATAATAATAATCCTAAATATAAAGATATGTCTGATGAAGAAGTAGCTAAAGATATTGCTAAAAATAGTGCTGATATTACTTTTGCAGAAGATTGGGCTAATGTTCTTTTTGATGTATGGCAAGTTTATAGTTTAAAAAACTTATGGAAAAATGCTTTAAGTGGTAATACAATTAGTTCTAGACTTAGAAATTTAAATACTGCATTTAATAGTAATATTGATGATGCTGCCGCAATTACTAATGCTTTAAGTAATAAAACTACTAAACAAGCAATTACTAGTACATTAAAAGATGTAGGCGATGATATTCTTCATGGTGTTAGAGCTGAATGGACAGAAGGAGTTGAAGAAGCTATTAATTATATAGCTAGTCAAGATGGTTTATATAATGGTAAAAAAGTATTTGATAAAGATATTCCTCAACAAACTATTAAAGATTATCTTCAAGACCCAATGTTATGGGAACAAGCATTTTGGGGTGCTCTTGGTGGTGTTACTTTTAGTAGTGTTATGAATAAAGCTGGAGAGTTTATTAATAAACGTCTTGATAAAGATTGGACTTCTGCTGAAAAACAAAGAGAAAATGAAATTCTTGGTCGTACTGCTATTTTTCAAGCATATCAAGAAAGACTTAATAGTATTGCTAATGGTAAAAATCCATTTATAACTATTACTGATGAAAATGGTCAACAGGTTAATCCAGATATTATTACTGGTACTGAAGAAGAACTTCGTAATATAGCTGAAAAAGAATATATGGATAATATTATTATTAATTCTATGAACGCTGGTAATTTAGGACTTCTTGAAAGTTCTATTAATAGTAAAGAATTTAATGATAGTATTACTAATAAACTTGGATTACAACAACAAGATAGTAATGAACTTATTAATAGATTTAAAACTGAAATTAATAATCTTAAAAATGAATATAATACTACTTTAAATAAAGTTAATAGACTTGGTGGTGGATTTGAAGTTGGTCGTATTATAGCTACCCAAATGGTTCATGCTCGTAATCGTCAAGAAAATTATAATAATCTTCTTAATTGGGCTAATGATGTTTTAAATCAAGATATTACAAATAATCATATTGAAGATGTTGATATTAATTCTGCTAAAAATGGTATATATCAACATATTCTTGATAGCATTCAAAGAGATATTAAAACTATTCAAGATAATGCTGCAATTAATAATTCTGTTAAGCAAGAACGTATTGCTCAATTAAATGAACGTCTAGATAGTATTAATAAACTTTATACTCCTATTGATATTGAAAATAAAAATGATATTCAATCAGCTATTCAACTTCAAAAACAATATAATGAAGTATTTAAAGATTTAGCAGAAGTTGTTAATGCTGAGATTAATGTTGAAGTTAATAAAAATCAACTTAATCTATCTGATGATAATATTAAATCTCGTATAACTTATCTTAATAACTTCTTTGATAGTAGTCGTAAAAAGATTGTTAATAAAGCTATGGACGATTTACGTAATGCTTATAAACAATATGGTAAAGAATATGTCAATTCTGTTATTAAAGATGCTAATAATGGTAATAAACCAAATATAGATAAAGTTATTAGAGATGCTTATGCTGCACTTGATTTAAGTTCTAAAGGTAATGAACATCTTAAAAATACAATAGAGCAATTAGCTGAGATTGCTGAGATTGAAAACGATGTTAATAATACTCCTAAAGAGGAAGAAGTTGCTCCTGTTAATCCTGATGTTAATGAAGTTAATGAAACTGATGTAGATGATACTAACTCATCTCCATCCTCCACGGGGGGTATAGCGGAGCGAAGCGAAGCGGTTCCTAGTGAGCCTACTAATACTGAACAACCTCAATCTCAAACTGAACAACCAATTTCTCAAGAACCTATTAGTACTCCTAAATCTGAAGTTAATAATACTCTTCCAGATGATGAATTTGAACGTGGTCAAATAGGTACTGATTTGGTTTATGAAAGTATAGCTGATTTAGAAGATTCTTTAGGACATGAGTCTACTAGTAGTGATTTACTTAATGCTAGACAGTCTTTTATTGATAAACTTAGTCAAGCTGGATTTGAACAAACAGAAGCCAGCGATATAGTTAATAATATTATTGATGGTCTTACAAGAGGTAGTTTATATGCTTCTGTTCAAGATGATAGCACTAGACGTTTATTACTTAATGCTACTTATGCTACTGTTACAGGTAATGAACGTAATATAGAAGCTGTTATGAATGATTTTGCTAATAGTGTTGATAGTGAAGGTAATACTAGAGGTAAAATTGTTAATGGTAAAGTCTATCTTAGTATTGGTCAATTAGTTGAATATATAGATAGTATTACAGGTAATAAAATTATTAAAAATTACTTGTTTAATCAAATAAAAAACTATCTTTACGCCAGCACTAATAATCAAGGTAAATATCGTGCTACTGATGAATCAACTATTAAAAAACTTAATGCTAGACAATTTGTTCAATACGTTGACGGTATCGCTAAAGAACGTCTTGAAAGACTTCAAGTTAAACATACTAATAATGTTAATCTTAAGTATATAGTAGAGAATGAAAATGTTAAAGCATTTACTAGTATTAAGCAAGGTGATTATCTAGAAACTGAATATGATAGTAAGCTTAGACGTATTAATATACTTGCTAATGGTACAATTATTGGTTATATAGGAGTTCCAAATATTGATAAGTTTGGTAACTATGATATGGTTAATCAAGGTTGGAAATATAATATTCATGCTGAAAATGGTCAAGTTGTTTCTCCGCTTAAAGATGCTTTAATTAGTATTCTTGATGGTGATAGATTTGACGAAGAATTTATTGGTCATTTATATGAACTTGCTGTTAAAGAAGAAGTTACACAAGAAGAACTTGTTAATCTATTTAAAGAATTTGAAACTAAATATCCTGATATAGTTAGAGATTTTACTACTCCTGTTGCAAGTTTTGATTTAGCTGGGCATCTTGTTAATCTTACTAAATATATATTTAATCAGCCTTATGAAAATAGTCATGAAGCTAGTATTAATCGTTGGTTTAATAATCTTCTTAATAGTTATGACCAAGCTATTACAATAGTTAAAGGTGATTTTAAAGGTAAGATTAAAGCTGTTAATGTTAAATATGGAGTTCTTAATACTATTGATGACGCTAATGGCGAATGGAATGATGTACAAGAAACAGTAGTTGGTTATGATGAAAATATTAACAAACTTGGTGTAGTTGTACAAGGTCAAGTATATCTTAATGGAGAAAGCAAACCTACTATTATTGAAAATCTTACTACTAATGGTATGCCTGTTATTAGTATTCCAAGTAGTGACGGTACTTCTTTATATGCTTTTTGTAAACAAGTTCCATTAAATAGTAATCTACTTAAAGGTGATGCTCGACGTATTATTAATTCTATTAAAAATGAAGTTAATAATCTTTGTAGAGATTATATTAATGGTAAAATAAGTTTTGGTGAACTTAAACAAAGTCTTGGAGATATATTTGGAAATAATAAACTTATTAACGGAGATAGAAATACTGGACTTCAAATTAGTATTAATCCTACTAATATAGGCTTTTATGTTAAAGGTGCACATTTTAATGGTAAGGATTATGCTTTTACTATTAATTCTGATGCTGGTAATTATAAACGTAATATTATTATTAATTCTCCTTATGTTGTTAATAGTGCTTTTAAAATAGGTAAAAGTTATGGTATTAATGCTAGTACTATTGATGAATTAGATAATGCTCTTCGTCCTGTTATTGATGAAATGTTTAACTATGCTCAATTTGCTATTAGTAAAGATTTTATTAATGATAGTACAAAAACTAATGATAAAACTAATAAATATATTTATCGTGAAAATGGTAAAACTATTATAAATATTGATGGTAAAACTTATAGTTATAATAGTTATCAAGATTTTATTATTAGTAATGGTTTAGTTAGAACTAAATTAGCTAATACTAATACTAATGAAACTGCTGGTAATTGGCAAATTGATGTTCATTCTAAACTCGATATTGCTTATGAACTTGAGGGTAGACCCCCCGTGGAGGATGGAGCAATACCTGAACAGCTATCAGAGTTCATGCTAGATGATACTCTTAACGCTATTAATTTTAATGCTTTTGAATCTGCTATAACTGCTAAGAATTTAACTCGTGGACTTAAAAAGTATTTTGCTAATGACCAAACTGCTCTTGATTATATTGATTCTCTTCAAAAGATTGGTATTTTACCTAAAAATATTCAAGTTGTAGATAGTATTACTGATACTAATGGTAATCAAGTTAATGCTGTTTACCATCGTGATACAGATACTATTGAACTTAATAGTTCTGCTATTGCTGGTCAAAGAGTTTATCGAGTTGTTAATATTATACTTCATGAAAGTTTACATAGACAACTTTATACTAAATATAATACTGAACAAGCTCTTGCTTTAGTTAAACCTATTTATGATAAATTTAAGTTTTGGCTTGATACTCAGGATGATGCTACTAAAGAAAGACTTAAACCTTATCTATTTGAGAACTTTAATACAAGTGAAGCTCTTGAAGAATTTCTAGTTGAAAGTATTACTAGTAATGCTCTTATGACTGCTCTTAATGAAATAAAAGATGACAATAAAAAAACTAGTAAACGTAAGACTTTGTTTAGTAGACTTCTTGAAGTTATTGCTGATATGCTTGGCATTAAGATTAATGAAAATAGTTTATTAGCTTCTGCTAGAGATGCTTATAAAGCTATTAAAAAGATGTCTATTGAAACTAATCAAGAAGCTACTCAAGGTACTTTTAAATTTGAAGAACCTGTTATTAATACTGAACAAACTGAAAATCCTAATGAAGATAACAGTCAAGATTATAATTATAATAATGATAATCTTAATGATGGACTTGATATGTTTAGTAGTGTTGATGATGATATAGTGCTGAATATGGCTGAATTGACTAGCCGTTTACCAATAGACCAACAGCCCGAATTTGCCACTTTGCTTGACACAGGGCGCATCAGTTTTAGCTGTATGTAGAATTAATCGAGCAAATATAAAAGTCGCTTAAAACGAAAGAAAACAGCCTCTATGACGATGTAATAAAATTTTACTTTACATTAGTCATAGAGGTATTACTATTAATGAATTTAAACTTAAATATAAACTTATGAGTTGTGGAAATATTAAACTTGTAGGATATAATAATCTTAATAACATTATTATTAAAGAACATGGTTCTAATAATGTTGATTATTATAGTCTTATAGCTATGGTTGAAGATCCAATCTTTAAAAAGATTGTAGCTGATAAAGGTATTAATGTTAAAACTTCTGGAAGACAAGCTTATAATGCTCTTCTTGAAGCTAGAGCTATTAAACTCCGTAATATGGATGATATAGCTTCTGTTGCTGAAAAAGAAGAACGTGGTTTGTTTAGTACAATTAAAGCTAGAGATACAGCTATTACTTATATGGCTGATATTATGAATAAACTTAGTTTTAATTTTTTATATAATGGCGCTCCATTAAATTTTAATGAAATTAAAAAACGTACTAATGAAACTGTTATTAATGCTGGACTTAAACGCGCTAAAAAATTAGCCGGAAGTGATGAAACTAGAAATAATGAACTTAATAGTTTTATTAATAATTCAAATCCTGCTACTAAAATTAATGGTCTTGGAGCATTTCTTCGTAAATATGGTGATGCTCAAGATTTTAATTATGGTGCATTACTTCGTTCTTTAACTAATACTGAATTTAATGAAGCTCTTTTTAATAATAAAAATGTAGCTAAACTTATTAAACGAGATGAATTATATCAAACTACTGATTATGAAGAATTAGGCGGTTATCTTGATGAAACTTCTACTGAAGGTGATGAAAATAGTATAGATGATGGTATTGATTTAATGACTCAACTTTGGAATTTAAGTATTGGTGAAGTTAAAGATTTTAATAAACACGTAGAAGAAATTATTAAATATCATCTTGCAAGTTTACCTAAACTTACTGCTGCTTCTCAACTTGATAATGGAAGTTATCCTTTTGATACTAATAATGAATTAGGAGTTGTTACTTTTTCTGATGCTAATTATTTATCTAAAATATTATATGCTAGTGCTGATACTAGTAATGTAGATAATTTTATAGCTAGTCTTAAACGTATATCTGAAACTATTCCAAATTGTGAATGTTTAATTCAATTACATGATTTACTTAGCAAAAATAAAGTATTTGCTAATAAGTATATGATGGTGTTTAATAAACCTATTATATCTAAAATTGAAACTTATATTCAAACTGATTCTAATGGTAATAGTTATGTTCGTGCTCGTGTAACTAACCCTAATACTGATTCTCGTACTATTTTACAGAATACTTTTTATAATAATGTTAAGAATAATATTATTACTAATCGTGTTCCTACTGCTCGTGAAAAGTTTCGTATTTATGATAGATATAAAAATACTCCTCATGCTAATCTTTATTTATATGATGCTTTTAAAGAAATATTTCCAGATATTAATCAAGCTAGTTTTAATTTAGCTATTGCTAAGATTGGTCGTGTAGCTATGGCTAATAATCTTATTAATTTTGCCAATGTTATTAATCGTACAGTTGAAAACTATAATAAATATGTAGAAGCGCTTAAAAAGGATAAAGAAACTAAAATGCCTGATAGTTTTATTAATAGAGGTGATACTTCTATTATATATCAAATGGCTGATGTTTTTAAAGATATTATTTATATTCCTGTTGAACTTAATTCTCGTAATCCAGAAGGTAATTTAAGTTCCGATGTTATTAATAGAAGTTTTATTACTAATATTGCTAAAATTATTAATGATGATAAGTCTACTATTGAAGAACAAAATGCTATGGCTGAAGCCTATGCTAGACAAAAGTTTGCTAGTCATCAATATAATTATAGTAATTTACTTCTTGAACATAGAGATGAAAATGGTAATATAATTAATTATGGATTATTTAGACGAGTTGGTAATGGAACTCCTAAACTTACTGAATATGCTCGCAGTATGTTTAAGACTTCTCTTCTTAATGGCATTAGCGAACTAGATAACAATAATAACGATTTATATCGTAGCATGAGTGATGGTGATTATTTAATCACTGCTATGGGATTATTTATGACTGATATTAATAATTCTGAAACTCCTACTGCTAATTATCTACTTCCAATACCTAGTGATGCTCCTAAAAATTTTACTATTACTGCTCCTAGATATAGTCTTGCTGGATTACGAAGTCAATTAGAAGATGGAACTAAAATTATAAATAGAGAACATCCATTATTTAAACAATATTATAATATAGCTATTCAAGAACTTACTAATATGGCTCAAGCTGTTAATGTAATGTTTAAGACTAATGCTAATGGTAATCCTATTTTAACTAATGGAGATTTTGAATTTAGTGATACTTATAATAATAAACCTGAACATTTTTATAATCAATATCATAAAGATGGAAAAGGTAATGTATTTATTACTAAAGATGGACACAAAGTTTTAGCTGGTAGAGTATTTAGTTTTAAACGTTTAGTTAGTAAAATTACTCCTAATAGTAATGGAGCATTTAATGAACTAATTGGGTATGGTAAGACTATTGACATCCTCTACGGGGGGTCTACACGTGGACTTAGCTATGTTAATAATCAAGTAGTTCTTAATGGAGAACAACGTGTTGCTCTTGAAGATGCTGTTGCTGATTGGTTAAATGAATATATAACTAATGGTTATAAAGAACTTAAAAATAAATATGGTACATTTATTGATGATAGGATTAATAATGAATCTTTAGCTGAATTTCTAGTTAATGATTATCTTGTTAGAGATAGTATGTATGATATGTATGGTGGTGACCAAAGTTTTTATAAGAATGGTCAAGCTATTCTAAAACGTATTAAAGAAGTACAAGCTAGTGGTAATCCTTTTGGTAATACTGATTTTACTAAAAATGATTTAGATATAGCTACTGATTTATATGATATAACTATTAAAGGTAATGCTGTTACTGTTCCTTATACTGTTAATGGAGTTACTAAACGTAAAAAAGTAGTTCTTCAAGATAAATTTAGGGGTGTTACCATTTATAATACTTTTAAAGCTTCTGATAAAGTTGTTATTGATAGACTCGATGACCAACTTAAAAAAGCTGGACTTGATAAAAAAGACAGAGAAAGAATACTAGAACCGTTTAAAGGAGGAGTTAATGCTAATGATGCTCAATCTTATATTACTCTTGAAGAATGGATTCGTCGTATTACTGCTGCTGGTGAATTAGATAAATATGCTGGACTTATTCAAAGTCTTACAGATGATACTCCAATAGATAAAATTGATTGGACTAAATTTGCTAATAAAGTTCAAATTCAAAAGAATTTCTATTATGATTTATATTATGATACTACTGTTGGCATTGAAGTTCCTAGACAAGTAAAGAACGCTGAGTTTGTTCTTATTCCTAAACTTATTAAAGGAACAGAACTTGAAAAAGTTTATAATATAATGACTAATAGAGGTATTCATCAAATTAATACTGTTGAAACTGTTAAAGTTGCACAACATAATAGAATGACACTTTGGAATAACGATGGTGTTTTAACTGATGAAGCTCTTAAAGAATTTGATAATAATGTATTTGATAATTCTGAACTATTTAGTTATAATTATCTTTATCGTCAGCAAGAAGTTTCTCAACATATGGTTGATGCTAGTAATAAAGCTGCTATTCAGATTATGAAGAAAATGCTTGATAATCTTCCTAATCGAACTGAACTTAATGAACTTAAAGATAAAGTATTTAATAATTATGTAGCTAATATTAGAAATAGTTTTGAAAAAACTTGTGCTGAACTTGGTATTGGATTAGATGATAATGGTCATATTGATTTAAATTCTAATGGTACTATTAAAAATCTTAATCGTTTTGTATTCTTTGATAGATTTAAAGAAAATGCTCAACAACAAGGAGTTGAAAAAGCTCTTCTTGAATTTTTTGATTTAGATAGTGCTGGATTTAATAATCTTCCTTTATTCTTATCTAATATTAATAGTAAACTTGAAAGTATTGCTAATAGTTATTTTAATACTAATATTACTAGGCAACTTATTAGTGGTTGGCACGCTCCTCAGCTATCTGATTTTGGTTTTAAAGTTGATAAACAAACTCAAACAGATAGTAAACTTCAATATAAAAAGATTGGAGAAGTTGATGGCACTCCTGTTTATTATACTGAAATTAAACTTCCTAGATGGAGTAGTAAACTTAAAGGATTAAATATTGAACAAGTTCCTGATAGCTTACGTACTATGATTGGTTATCGTATTCCTACTGAAGGTAAACAATCTATATGTATTATGTATGTTAAAGAGTTTCTTCCAGATGCTTATGGTAGTACTGTTGTTGTTCCTGATGAATGGGTTGCTCAAACTGGTTCTGACTTTGACTTTGATAGTGTTTATGGTATGTCTAAAACATTTAATCTTGTTAAAGGTGTTCCAACTGAAATTACTCATGCTAGATATACTAAAGATGAAGTAGGGTATATTAATTATGTTAAAGATAATGTAGATAAAGCTAGTCGTAAAATTCTTGGTAAGACTTATAATAAACAAGGTAATATTAGAGCTTCTTTAAAAAATAGCGAAGATGCTATTAATGCTACTCTTGAAGGTTATAATGGCAATCTTAAAGTTGTTGAAAAAATTGCTAATGATGGTGGACTTAAGTCTTACGAATCATACTTAAAACTCCCCGTGGAGGATACAAGTAGTCAAGCTGCTAGAACTAATGCTATTATTCAATCATTTATTGATATACTTAATAATCCTGCTGCATTTGAAGAAAATACTACTACTTCTAATTTTGAAAATGTCAAAGAAGCTAATGAAACTTATGCAGAAATAGTTGGTGCTAATAAAACAACTGTTGCTCCTAGTGATTTCTTTACTCAACTTGATTGGTTTGATGCTGCTACTTCCGGTATTAAACTTAAAGGTATCAGTGTTAATCGAGATACTTTTATGAGTATTGGAAATGTTACTAAAGCTAATCATAGCGAAGGTATTAAAGTTATGTACACTACTGATGTGATTAGTGAGCAAGAAGCTGTTAATAGATATGGTAAAGAAAATGTTGAAACTATTGGTAATAAACATATTCGTATTACTCATAAAAATTTTGGTTGGTCTGGAGATGATAAGAATGTTGATGGCTATTTGATTAATCCTTATAGTTCTCAGACTACTGCTCATATTCTCGATGTTATGAAAGAGGGGGCTATACATAATGAAAATACTTATACGTTTAATGCTTTCAAAACTATTGTTGACTTTGGAAGTAATTATGATACTGCTATTGGATTTATGTGGCAACCTGCTATTGATATACTAGTTCGTAAATGGAAAGAAACCAATAGTGTTCTTGCGGAAGGTACTAAAAATCCGCTTACTGAAGCTATTAGAGAAGTTGCTCATAATCTTGGTTTTGGTGAAAAAGTTAATTTTGCTGGACGTAAAAAGCTAATTGAAACTATCGATAAAAGTTATGGTGAAACTTTCAAGAAATTATTCAATTTAAGCGTTTCTGACGCATTTTCATCACCTGACCTTATATTTTCATCAGACGCATATAAATCTCGTCTTAGAGGGGAAATGAATGGCGTTCAGCAGGCTTTATTTGACCTTTATGTTCTAGCACAATTCAATCGGTTAAACTCAATCGGACAGGATATAAGTAATAATCTTAATATTCTTAGTGCTGATAAATATGGTGCTAAACAAAGTTTTTATGCTAGTGATAAAGTATTTAGAGATGCTAGAACTGTTATTGAAAATAGTAATATTTATGCTCCATCCTCTACGGGGGGTCAAACCTTGTTATTAGAGAGTGTATTTCCTGATATTAGTAGTGGTATAGATGCGTTTATTAAATCAGATATATCTAGAAGTAGTTATCCTAGTTTAGCTGCATTTTTACAAATGAGCACTGCTCTTAGTGTTAAAGCTACTCAACAAGTATTTGAAACTGCTAATCCTGTATTTATTGATTATGTATATAGAATAGCAGAATGGACTAAAGGTGGAATAATGACTGAAAAGTTATATAATGATTATAAAGATTATCTTATTAATAAACTAGAAGTAGGTAATAACGGTAGTTCTTATCTTAATTTACCTGTTACTGTTGTTAATGGTGATTTTGTTCATCCTAAATATATTAAAGAATATGGTACTGGACAATCTAGAGCTTTAGAAGTTGGTAGAGTTAGTGGTACATTAATTAATATTAAAACAGATGATGTTGTAGTTAAAAATATATTTGAGCCTACACAAACTGAAATTGATGTATTTGCTAGACTTACTCCTGCTCAAAAAGTTGATTGGATTAAACGTAATTTTAGTCAAGACGGTAGTATATTTGAACATATTGAAATAGTTGCTAATGACGAAAGAAATAATCGTCGTAATGTAAATATTCAATATATTAATTACATACAAGGTGATATTACTAATGATGAAGCTCATAGATTATTTGATAGAGCTTGGAATCATCCTAATCCTTTCATTAAACTTACAGCTCTTGATTTAGTTAAATATGCTTTTATTGTTGAAGGTCATAAATTTAGAACTAGAAATATTAGTAGACTTATAAGTAATACTCCCCTTAGAGGATTGAGTGAGGGCGGAATAGCTATTGGAGATATAGCTATGAAAGGCATTAATAACTATGGTTTTATTGATAAAGATAATGTTGAAGATATAATTGGTTTTATTCGTAAGAATTATAATAGTTTTAATTGTCCTAGTTATACATTTAAAAGACTTACTAATAATAAAATTAATTATAGTCTAAAAAGAAGTGGTATTATTACTTTTAATGGTCAAGAAAATCTTGATAATGTAGGAATAATAAGAAATGGAGATGCTGTTAATGTTATTAGAATTAATAGAAATTTATATATTAAAGGAACTTATGATGGAACTTTAGCTTATTATCCTATTGATAGACTTGAATCATTTGAAACTTATAATAGTATTGAGCCTAGTATTATAGCTAATAATAATATTCATAAACCATTAGCTGTTCTTCTTTATGAAGGTCTTACTCAACAAGAAAAAAGAGATAAGTTTATTGATGGTATTAAAGATAATATTAATGAAGCTGTAAATAAAGGTTATAAAGAAGTTCCTGAACTATATGGTAAATATATTTCTGATGAGTATTTCCAACCTTTTATGAATACTCCTTTTGAGAATAATACTATATATACTATTAATGGTAAATTTTATCTTAACATTAATGGAACTACTGCTATTAATTTAAGTGATGATTTACAGCAATATAAAGCTAAATATCCTAATATTGAAGATAATAAACTTGGTTTATTTATTGAAATTAATGAAAATGAAATAGATAGAGTTACTAGTAATACTGATAGATATAGTAGTGTTGACGACCAAACTCCTATTGGCAGATTTGCTAAAAATGCAAGTTTAATTATTTCAAGAGCTGTTCGTCATGGACAACCTGCTGCCCAAAATGTTCTTAATGCTTTAAATAATGCTGAAATTAACTATCTTGATAGTAGTAGTCTTTCTGATAATTCTGAATTTTCATTATCAGTTATAGCTAATTATATAGATGTTGAAGCTAATAATATTCTTAACGATATTAATCGTTTTATTAAAATTGATGGTATTGATAAACCTATTAATGATAAAGATGTTATTGGTAAAGTTCTTAAAGATGAACAACTTCAAAATCGTTTCTTAGATGTTATTCTTAGTGCTAATACATTTAAGAATAAATATAAACTTATTAGCGAGATTGATATTGATAGTATAAATCTTGATGATAAAACTAAAGAGAATATTAGAAAGATTCAAAAATTAGTTAATCAAGTTGATTCTAATACTACTGTACATTCTGCTAGAAAAGATTGGTTTGAAAGATGGATTCAATTACGTACTACTAATCCTAATTATATAAGTGGTCTTATGAAAGAATTTGATGCTTATGGTGATACTGGATTTATGGACTATTGGATACAAGATATTCGTGCTAATCGTAACTTTGTATTGCAGAATATACTTAAAGATGTAATGGGTACTGTTGAAGAAGGTCGTCTTAATGGTATTAAAGAGTCTAATGACTTTAAAAACTATCTTAAAGAACTTAAATCTAAAGCTGCTAAAGATGGTAAATCTGTTAGTCTTGATAGTATAATTGATGATGATGGTAGATTAATTCAACCTAATAATCCTGTTTGGGAAGAAAAGATGAAGAAATATAGAGATGCTGCTATTGAAGCTGAACAAAAATTTGGTATAAATAGTGTTGAACATCTTATTGCTCTATCTAATAAAGCTAAATTTATTGATATGACTACTATTCATCAGCTTAAACCAATCACTGTTCAAGATGAAGATGGTAATAATGTTACTATTGAATATTCTACTTATATTATAAATCTTGAAAGAAGTTTATTAGGACTTAAAAAAGGAGATGATGGTATTCCTAAAGAATTTGCTGAATATAAAAGACTTAATAGTAGAATACGAGATATTTTAAGTCAAGCGACTGATAATGTTACTACGCAAAGTCAAGATGAAGAACTTGGACGTATATACGCTCAAATGGATAGTCTTACTAGTCTTTACGATGAAGATGGTAATAAAAAGATTGGTCATGATTTAAATGTAGCTGAAAGACTTCGTGCTTATCAAACTAATATTCGTAAAGTTAAAGAAATGTTCTATGATAAGCAAGCTAAAGAAGGATTTGATTCTAAACTTAAAGAACAACTTTCTATTATTAGTAAATATGAAAGTCAACGTGATGCTAATGGTAATCTTCTTATTAGTATGGAAGAACTTATGAAAGTTCCTGAATATCGTGAAGCTAAAGAATGGATTCGTAAGAATACTAGATATATTCTTGATATTAAAGATATAGAAGATTTAAATTGGGCGTTTGAAGAACTTAAAGACGCTAATAAAGGTAATAGTGTTCTTAATCTTGCTATTAAAGAATTTCAAGCTAAAGATGAATTTAACATAGTTGATGGACGTAAAATACCTGAAGAACGTGCAGCTCTTATAAAAGCTGAAACAGTTAGAAAATATAAATATACTAAAGGTAATGGTATGCCTTATGTTGGTATTATTCGTTCTGCTGAAGATGAACTAAGAATTTATCATGCTGATTTCTATAATTATCTTACAGGTAATAAATCAAAGAGTGAAAAAGAAATTAATGTAGGAGAAGCTATTAATAAAATACTTGAAAAATATTTTGATAATGCTACTAGAACTCTTAATACTGCTGATATTAGTCAAGAAGATTTAGAACAACTCAAGACTAGTTTTGAAGTATTTAATGAAATTACTAGAGGTGAAAAGAGTACTGATAAAGATAAAGCAAAACGTGTTGCTGAATTTATTGAAAGTGAATGTGATGTTATTTATAATTGGAAACAATATGAACTTGATAAAAATAGAGCTTTTGCTAAAGGTAAAAAGTATTATGATAAATGGCTAGAAGTATTTAGTGAACAAGTTGAAGAAAATGGAACTATTGCAGAAAGACCTAATCGAACTATTTATGGTATTATTAAACCTAAAGATTTAGATAAATGGACTGATATTGATAGAACTGCTGCAATTAATATTCTTCAAAAAAGAACTAGAGAAACTACTACTCAGTATTATTATATGAAAGAAAAAGAAGTTCTTGATAAATATGGTATTGATAGTGCAGAATATAAACAATGGTATAGAGATAATCATTATTTTGATCCATATACTCGTACTATTAAACCTATTCGTATTTGGACTACTATGCAAATGATTAAAGATGATGGTTCAGCTGTTGTTGGTAATTATGAACCACGTATTAATCAAATGCACATTACTCCTAAAGAAGAACTTGTTAATCCAGAATATAGTAGTTTTGTTAATAAGTACAAAGTAGGAACAGGATATGATAATCCTAATTATACTAGTCTTAATGAGTATCAACTTGAACTTATGAATAAAGTAAATGAACTTATGAAAAAGTATTGTTTTACTAATAGTAATAAGCGATATGTTGATATGGGTTATCTTCCAGCTTTACCTAAGTCTAAAGATATGACTGTTAAAGATTACTTTGAGCAAGCTCTTAGTTTTCTTGGTTGGACGGCTAATGTTCCTAATAATACTAGTTGGAGAAATAATGAAGATTTAACTTTTGATAAAGATTATGATATTCCTAATCCTAGATTAATTCAATTAGTTAATAAAGATACTCAACAGTTGCCTACTATACCTAAATTTAAAGAACCTAATGAAAGTGATGAAGAATTTAGTAAACGTAAAGCTGCTGCTATTAAAGCTAGAGATGAAATTATTGAAAAGAATAATAAAATTCATAATGATATTCTTAATCGTAATTGGGAAGAAGTATTTAACAGTTTCTTAATTGAAAGCAATAGATATAATGCTATTAAAACAGTTAAAAATCTTCTTTATACTGCTGACCAAATTATTACTAGTAATACTGCTTATGATATAAATTATAAAGGTAGTATAAGTGAAAATAGAGAAGCTAGTGCTGGTGGTGAAATTGAATATAAACAAGAAAAACAAACTAGAACTAGTGAACATCTTAGAAGTTTTATTCGTCGTCTTGTATTTGAACAATATAAGGATAATAAAACTCCTAATCTAGTTAAACTTGGTTCTCTTGCTCAAAACATTGCTGGTAGTAAATATATGATGATGAACATTACTGGTGGTATTGCTAACGTTCTTACTGGTTCTAGTAATATATTTATGGAACGAGCTGCAGGTGAATATATTAATCTTAAAGATTGGGAAGCTGGTAAATCTGAATGGATTAAAGGAACTGTTAGCTATATGGCTAATATGTATAGTGAAAATAGTAGTACTCTTCAAGATGCTATTATTAAACTTAGTCATGTAGTTGATTTTGATAGAGTAACTGAAGTTAGTACTGCTGAAGGTCTTAAAGAAAATATTCGTAGAGTTCGTGGATTATTATTTAGTCCTCAATCTGTTGGTGAACATTATATGCAAAATGTTATGCTATTTGCTATGCTTAAATCTCATAGACTTGTTGATAATGGTAGAGGTGGTTATGATATAATGAGTAAAGAAATGTATCATCGTAAAGCTGAACAAGATGCTCTTATGTCTGTAATAAATACTCCCCGTGGAGGAGAGAACCAAGCTCTTCTTGAACAATTCAATAAGTTCATTGATGATGCTAAAGCTGATAATAAAAAACGAGCTAAATATAATCTATTTAAAGCTAATCCTATATTCGATTTTGTTAAGACTTATCTTAATGAAGAACAACAAAGAGAATATATAACTAAACGTAAAGAACTTATTAAAGATATTGATAAAAAGTTTGCTGAACTTCCAGATATTTATAATCAATTTGAACTTAAAGATGGAATTGCTCAAATAAAATCTGATAGTAAACTTACTCTTAAAGAATATGCTAAATTTATTGATAAAGTTCGTGAAGTAAATAAAAAAGTTCATGGTGTTTATGATAAACTTGGTTCTGCTAATATTGAACAACATTGGTTGGGTGGTGTGCTTATGCAATATCATAAACATCTTTATCCCGGTTTTAAGAAACGTTATCGTTGGAATGGTTATTATAATGAAACTTTAGGTACTGTTGAAAAAGGTAGTTATACTAGTCTTTATGATTATTTGACTATTCCATTTAAAGAAACTAACATAGGAGAAATTAATAATGTTAGTGATGTTCTTAAAGCATTCCAAACTTATGGTAAGAATTTACTTTCATTTGCTGTTAATTTCAAGCTTAATTATGAACTTCTTCCTGAACATGAAAAAGCAAATATTAGACGTAATTTAGGAGATTTACTTTATGTAGGTGCTGCTATAATTGGAGCAATTGCTATTACTGGTATGGGAGGAGATGATGACGAAAGTATTATATATAACCTTATGCTTTATCATGCTGACCGTCTTGCTTCTGAAGCTGCTTCATTTACTCCATTTGGAGCTTATGCTGAAGGTAAAAAACTATGGTCTAGTCCTGTTGCTATTGAACAAACTATTAATGACTTAATTAGTACTATTGCTATGGCTGCTAGATTCCTTATTGAAGAAGACTTTACTGAGGAATATACTACTGGTAGATATAAAGGTATGAATAAGTTTGAAGTTATGGCTGTTCGTAATATACCTGTTGTTCGTAGTATTAATCGAGTTCTTGATTTACCAAATAATAATAGTTATTATAAACTTGATGAAAATATACTTAGTATTATACCTTATAAAGATATAGCTAAAGATATATTTGAATAAGCTGGACTTGAATCTAGTAAAAAAGAAGGGCTTGCCTATGGTATTTCTACCTAGACAAGCCCTATTTTTTTTTCGTTTAATAATACCTTAATTAAAAGTATCATCATTATTACCAATAATAAACATAAGAATAGAAAAAAATATAATAGCAACAACAAATAGTTTTCCACCATACTTATCCATAGCTTCATTATCACTAATATTATTAGCAGAAGCTAATAATTTAACACCACCAAATACAATTCCAAGTAAAACAATAAATGCAACCATAATTATAATATATTTAAGTTTAATAATAAGACAAAAATAAACCCCAGTAGTAAGACTAGCTTAACTACCAGGGTTTCAGTCATGCCAAGGACTAATAAGTTTAAGATTAGTAGAACGCTCCGCTTCGCTACGCTCAACTCCCCGTGGAGGATGGAATGAGTTAGTATTCATTCAATCATTATAATTACTATTAGTTATAACTAGATTATTATTACTAGTATAACTATAATTCCATCCTCTACGGGGAGTATAGCGAAGAGTACGAAGTACTCGTAGCGGTTCCAACCTATCCACTATCTTAAATAAAGCCAGCTCTAATAGAGCCAGCTTTAAGTATAACATATAAACCATTAGCATTAATACTATTTACTTCTTTAGTCCATATTTAGCCCATTGAAGAACAAATTCAAGACCTTCCCAAATTTTATTTTCAGCTTTAATTTGAGCATAATTAGCAGCAACATTTAAATCAAAATTTTCAGGTTTTACACGAGCTGTCATAGGTACAGCTTCAACCATTTTAACTCCAATAAATTTACTCATAATTTTAAATATTTAATCTTCAACTATTATAACTTCACCAGTATTACTACTGTAATCATTTACTTCTTCAATACCAAATATATTACATCCCATCCTTTAATAAGAACATTAGCATTTTCATCACAAGTATTAAGAATGTCAATAAGTTCTCGAACTGTCATAGTTTATTCTTTTTCAAGTTTATCAATAATATCTTCAATATATTCACTAGGAAAACTACCTTCCAATCTAGCTAGTTCTTTAAGTTCATGCGATAAAGTTTCTTTATATATAATAGTAGTAGGAAACTTTTTAATACTAGTAGCAACTTCACTTATTTTTCTAATATTTAAAGTAATATCACAACTAGTTTCATTAACAGCATTAGTTATACTTTTAACTGCAATTTTACAAGCATCACATTCACTTTTAACAAAACAGTCAATACGTATCATAATACAATAGCATTATTTTTAACAGCTTCTTTAATAGTATTAGGAACTCTAAGTAAAGAGTTTTTAATCATATCAGAAGTAAGACTATCGGAATAAATATAAGTAGAATAAGTTCTCCAATTATCTTTAACAACAACAGAAAATCTATTTGGATTATCAATATTAGTTTGAATATATTCAACTTTAGTATTATGATATTTCCATATCCAAGCAATAGCCTCAGCACATTTAGCACGAGTTATACAATCATGTTTATCAATAAACGCTTCAACATATATATCATTAGTTTGTCTTGTAGGTTCATCACCAGTAAGATAATTAATATCATATCGAAGTTCTTCCCAAGTAACAGAATTACTATAACGTTTATATTCTACATCATCTCTATATATAATACAAGTAGGATATTCAGTAATATTCTTACCGCTAGTAGCCTTAGCAAGTATCATATCTTCAAGAATAAGATGGTCAGGAAGATATTTAAATTGACATTGAACATTAGTACCAAATAAAGCAATATCAATAGCTTCTCGCATAGCTTCTGTTTTATCTTTATCAGCACTTTTATAATAAAATTCAATTTTAACCATAGTATTCGTATAATATAATGAGAATTTATAAAATTAGCTATTTTAAAGCCCCACATTGAATGATATTCATATCGTGATAGATTAATCACAATGATAATTAAAATTCAATGTAGGGCAAAAGAACTGTATCTATGACTGTCCTAACAACTTGCGAAGATACTTTCTAATAGTGTAATCGCTTTGTACACCACGTAGAATATCACCATCACAATAAGCAGTAGGAGCATCACTAACACCAACCCCACGCGCTTCTTGCCTACCAGTATCAGTATATAGATTATACCTAATAAGATTAAACCTACCGGCAAACTCAGGAAGAGCAAGAGCTTTATGAAGCCTTTCTTCAAAAAGTTTACTAACATTACAATCAGGTAAATAAAACAAGATTAACTTTTTCATAGATAAACTTCATCTCCTTCAACTTTAGCATCACTAAAATGACTTTTAAAACTTTCAACACTTCTACACCATAAAGGTTCAAGTCCATCAACTTTATAAATAACAGCAGGAATCCATTCACCTGTATCTGGATGTTTCATTTTAGTAATACTAATAATTATATATTCATTAGACGTTTTATTATGAATATAACGAGCACCAACTTTAAGCTTTAGCAGCTCCGCCTGTTCCTTTTCCAAATCCTTTGTTTCCACGTTCAGTTTCACCAAGTTCTTCAATAGAATTAACTTCTTTCCAAGTAATACGTTGAGCACTATTAATAATTAATTGTGCACATCTATCTTCTCCATTACAATCATAAGGAGGAATAGAAACTTTAGCAAGAATATTAGTCATTGTAGTTCTAACACTATTAAGTTTAAGTCTAGAATTACCTACCATACTATCAGGTAAATGCATATGTTGTCTAAGTTTATCAACTACTTCAACAAGAGTAGATACAGCATGAACTAAATCTCTAGAAGTACGATTCTTAAAAATAATAAGAAGTTCGCCACGATAACCCCAATCAAGAGTACCAGGCGCATTTGGCATATAAAAATCAGATTTAGTGAGATTACTTCTAGGACGAAGAGCCATTTCATTAGGATTACCATCATCATCATTACCAATAGCAAATGCTAAACCAGTATGATATATAAATCTATCTTTAGTATTATCATATTCACAGTGTATAGGATAAACATCCATACAAGCATCACCTTCTTTACCATAAACAGGTAAAATAGGTTGAACATTACAATACTGTTCTACATCTACAACATCTCCACTAAGAAGTTGAATTTCTTTTAGCTTAAATACTTTTATTTCCATATATAATTAAATTATTAAATTAAAGAGCTTTTGCAAGCGCAAAAGCATTTTCTATTTTTCTTGATTTATCACCATAACAAATACTATCAAATCGCTTAGTACCTTCAATATTATCTATATTAGAATAATATCCACTAATAGCATTAACTGCACCCCAAGCTGTACCAAGAATATCTCTTTGACCTGGACCATCAAAATAATAACTATAAGTATCAGAAATAACATTCATTTTTCTACTACTTATTTTACTATCAGTTAAGGCTAAACCACTACGATAAGCAATATCTTTAATAGTATGTCCTGTATCTTTTAGACGTTGAATTTCATCACTAGTAAGAAGATTTTCTCCAATAAATTGAATTACATCTTCATCAGTAACTTTAATATTAGCAAGTAAATTACAATATTGACCAAATTCTTCAGATTTAATTTTACTAATTCCAAGTATTTCTTGCGCAACAGAAATCTTATTATGAACACTAGTTGTATGTCGAAAACTAACATAATTACTACTAGTACGAATAGCAGCATTAAGAGTATTTTGACAAATAACTCTAATAGGAGTAAATAAAATCTTAACTCCACCACTACCATCATGAGTATTAGTAAATACTAGATAATTTTCAACAGGGTCACCTTTAACAAGAATATTATTAGGAAGTTTAGCACTTACAAATATTCTCTCACCATTTCCCCAAAATCCAGCAGTTTGCCAAATAGCAGAATTTTTACCAATAGCGTCATCAAAGAAATTAAAAGCATCATTGTTTTGTACAATAGTGTATTTGCTTTTAACTACACCTAAAGGAATATTGCAATCAGTACGATAGGTAGCAAAGGCGTTATCACACTTACGATAAATGTCAGTACCAAATACGTGAGCGCCATTTTTCTGTTCTTTAATAATTCTGTCAAGTTCTTCATCAGTTCCAGTAAATTTAATAGGCATTTTACTAACTAGTTCACATTTAGCTACATTAAAATTAAGTCCAGCTTTAAGCATAACTTCTTTAGCAGTAGCACAATCTGATACATCAATAGCACCAGAATAAGCCCAAGGTTTACCTTTTACTTTATACATTAATTATAAGTTTTAATATATTCAATAATACGTTCAATATCTCTAATAGCTTGACTGTTAGTAACTCCATAGGTATCTATATACCATTTAATTACTTCTCTTACTTTTTCTTCTAGTTCCATAATTAGCAAGATTAGTAGTGTTGACTCCCCGTGGAGGATGAACTTAATTCTGTCCTCTACGGGGAGTATAACCAAATTATTTAATAATAAGACTAGTATTTTCAATAAGTTTAGCTATACTAATATCTCTACCATCATTAAGAATATTCTTCATAGTAGTTTTATTAATACTACTACTTCTAGTCATTTCATGTTGATGATTAAAGAAAGTATTAAGTAAATCAAAATTAATTTTATTAGCTAAATCACCAACAGGTTTTTCAATCTCAAATTTAACTTTAATACAATCTAAATCATCAAGCGTAAAATAACCTCCAGTTTCTTCTCTAAGTCTAGCAGATTGTTCAGGATATCTTTCAGTAAATTTATCATTAATTTGTTCAAGAAGCACATCTCTACTAAATGAGAAATTACTATCAATCATATCATTATCCCAAAGAGATTGTAAATGTTCAAGAACTAAATCAATAAATATTTGATTAAGATTTTCATCAATCTCAACACATTTACTATTCTTAGTATAGAGTTTACTATCAACTAAATTAATAACTTTATTACCAGACTTACCTAAATCTCCATAAGCAATAACAGCATCAAGCATAACACCTTTAAGTCTTTCAGCATTGTTTTCTTTAGTTTTACGAAGAACAGCTAATCGTTGCTCTTCTTTTTTACAAGATTCAGCTTCAAGATTAAGTACAGTATATGCTTTACGATAATCATCAAGTTTAGATTTAAGATTATCTTGTGTAATAGCAAGGCGTTCTTCAAGTTCAGGAGTTAATTCGCCTCCATTTTCTTCTAACTCAAGAAATATATCCTCAAGTTCAGCAGTAATATTATAAATATTTGCCATTATTTTCTACGTTTAGGTATATTATAAGCAGATTAAATCATCAGTGAAATTAGTACCACTATAATTTTCAACATGAAAATGTTTAAGTTTATAAATCTCTGAAGTCATATCCAAGTTCCATTAAATTATCTCTAATCATACCAGCAATAATTTTAGCATTAGGATGAGGAGTACCTGTAGTACCATAATAACGTAAATCAATAATATGACGCCATTCATCAATCGAATATGTATAGATACATCTAGTAGCAGTATCAAGAGGAAGAACACCACGAGCATCTTGACGATGAATTTTATATTTATCTACAAGAATTTTATATTCTTCAAAATCTCTTTTACATCCATTAAGATAAATATTCATAGCTTCATCTAAATCAGCATTATTATCATTATTAAATAATTCAGCTTCTTTTTGACTTATCCAATGAGGTCTACAAATACTTCCATCTTCATATACATATCGGGTACTCATTTCAGCAATATTATTAGGACTAACGCGATTTAATTCACGAGAAGTGCTAATTTGTGTATCAACACAAAAAGTATATCTCATCATGTGAAATCCAATTTCAGTATTACGAAAATCTTCAATAGGAACAATATATTTAGACAAATATTTAAATGGTACTTTATGGTCTAAAGCCCAATTACCATTAACAGTTATATAATAAATATGCTTTTCATAATGATAGCTAAAACCAATAGTATTAGCATGATTAATAATAAGATTTTCTAAATCTTTATCACTATCATTAGCAATCATATAATAAGTTTCATGACGAAACATACTCCAATGTTTACTATTAATTAATCTTTTAACAGTAGCTTCATCATTACCTGTTTCTTTTCCATAACAAACTCTAGCACATCTAGCAACATGAGCTTTAGCATCTTCTTGACGCCAAAGTTCGACTGTTGGTTCAATTATTTTCATCTTCTTTATTATTATAAAAATCTTTAACTACATTTCCAAACACAGTATAAAAATGTTCTTTAGGTATAATATTAATAGGCTGTATAGAATCAAGCTCTTTAAAAAACTCTTTAAGACCTTTATTTCTAATCCATAAAGTATCATAAGTAGCAGTTATATAATTATCTTTATCCATGTCACAAGCTATAAAGCAAGTTTCACTATCAAGCTTATCTATACATTCTTTACATACAATAGCCTCAGCTATTTGTTTACTCTTACTAGCATCTTCTTCAACAGAATTTCCAAGTGGAGTATAACCAATAACTTTACCACAACATATACAAACTCTAGCAAGAGCATTTATACCAAAAATAGGATGTAATTTCATACCATATAATCAGTTACAAATTTAAGAACTTTATAGAAAAGACCAACAAGAGTACCAGTATTATCAATAACATAATCATCTTTATTAATTGTTATTTGTTCACTTTCGTGACTGTCATGATTATCATTATTAGATTTTCTATCTACTCTAATTATCATCCCTCCACAATCTCTGATAGCTTTACATTCATCATTATCAAATCTAGCATCAGCTATAATACATTGTCCTTTACTATTTCTTATATCAAATGCTTTATTCATAGTATAACGAATAAAAGCTTCTCTCCAAAAATGATTTCTAATAATGTTAGTACCATAATATTGAAGAAGAACTCTAATTTTAATACTAACATTATTATTATATAAAACAAGATATGAGGATAAGTCATTATATTTTAATATAGCATCATTACATTTATCCACAACATAAGTAGCATCTTTAATATTATTAGAAACAATACCAGTTTTAAAATTATAATAATTTTCTTCTTTAACATCTTGTCTATCTAGAAGTTTACGGTCAATACCACAAAATTCAGATATATCATCTTTAAGTTTATCAGCAAAACGAATAATTATTTCATCATTTTCGATAAAATCATTTTTATGATAAAGAAGCCAAGTATCATAACTAGCTTTCATAATACCATCATGAAGGATATAACTAATCATAGAAGCAACTGTATCTTTACCACTTCCTTTAAATCCTTTAATACCAACAATAGTAACTTTATTAATACTCATAATAATTTGTTTTTATTTATCAAAACAAATATAAAAATATAATAGGAATTTACTAGTAATAATGATGCTGAATTTAATGTTAAATATCATAGTGAGAATGACGTATTTTAAGGCTCATTATGACACGCAAATCTTATCGTGATAGATTAATCATTCTGATATATAAAATTGAATACAGGCAAAAAGAATCATGTCTACGAGCGTGTCATATACAATTTTACACCCATGTAAAACAGAAAAGCCTAGCACATCATATTGTGTACTAGGCTTCACCTTATTCAATATCTATATAATAAATAATACAATTATCGTCACGTTCTTCTACAAATTTAACATTAACATTAAAATCATTTTTAGACATAACAAATTTATTACGTAGTCTTACATCAAGAAGATTAATAACTTCTTTAATAAGAAATAATTTAAATCCAGTATTAGCATCTCTAGTTATAGGAATACTATCATTAATAATTTTATCTTTATATAATATTACATAAAGTTCATTATTTCTAGTATTATCATTATATCTAATAGCAAAATTATAACTTTTAGCATCATAATCAGTAAATAGAATAATAGAATTATAATAACAACTAAAATAAGATTTAGTTCTATCAAAATTATTATTTCTAATTACATTATAATCTAGTATCCCCATTTATAACAACAGTTTTAATATGAAATGGAACTCTGCTAACGCCACTTCGTTCACCATATTCTATATGAACAGTTCTACCAATATAAGATTGAGAATCGAATAAAACTTCCTGTTGAACGATATGACTAGTGCTTAAACGAGTTTCAAATTTTTCATCATTAATATCATTTTTACAAAGAAGAATAGGTAAATCACGTTTCTTTTCTTTATAAATATCAAGAATTATAAAATCTCCTTCAGCAGCATCTTTAAACTTCTCCATATAATTAGCTCTACGTCTGCCATATTGATAATCCATGTCTGGATTACGAAGTATAAGACCTTCAAAACCTATATTAATATAATGATTTCTAGTTTCAATAGCTTCATTATCATTATTAATGTATCTACTAGGAAGAACAATAAATCTTTCTATATTGCCATAATGATTTTCAATATTATAAAAAGAAGTAGGAGATTTAATACCATAACGATAATCATTTCTACTATTTTGATCACCTTCCATCATAATATCATAACACCAAAATTGAAGAAGTTTATTTTCAACACAATTAGCATCTTTAACAAAATGATTAATTTGATTTATAGTATAGCCTGGAAGATAAATCTCACCATCAAGAGCAACATACCCATCAATCATATCCCTGATAATATTTGCAGGAATAATAGAAAGAAGATAATCGCTAAGATTCTCCAAAGTATTCCAAATAATGCCTTCACGACTTTGGAAACGAAGCCTAATAGGTTTAAACATATCATTTTGAGTATAAGCAGTAATAATACAACGTAGACCATTAATCTTATACTGACCATACATATAACCGACTTTTTTCCAAACATTACCACTATACGTTTTAGCAAGCATTGGAAGTAGAAGATTACTATTTCCATTACTAAGGTCTTTAGGTAGATAAGTATTTAGAAAATTAAATAGATCAAGACTATTCTCATCCTCTACGGGGGGTCTATCTTGCATATCACATATTTCATTAAGATATTGATAACCTTGTTTAATCTTCTCATTATATCTACTTTCAAGTTCTTTATTACCATCTTTTTGAGTAACAGTATAAACTTCTTTACGAATATTACCTCGAACAAGACCATAAAAAACAGCGATACTATTAGTATCACTGTTAAAGCTTGCCCACCAAACAGTAGGCATACCATTATTATTTCTACGATAAAGTCTATTCATTATGTTCACTTATTTTTAAACCATTAAATGCAAAACTAACAGCTTTACCACCTAGAAGTTTAGCTTTACGCTGAGCAATCGTTTCCTTTTTAGGCTTAATAGCCTTTGCAATACCGATGCTAACGTCAATGGGTTTACCTGTAAAGATATCTTTTGATTGATTAACTCTGCTAGCACTTCTAGTGCGTTTCCCTGGTTCTTTACTATAATATCGTACTGGGTTTCTTCTCTCGAAATCAAGATTTTTTTCATGTATATCAATAATTCTTTTAATAATACTATTACGATAATCAATATAACTTTGAGCTTTTTCTGGATGATGTTCTAGAACAAGATAAAGTTTATCAAGAATATATTCAATACTAGAAAGAGTAATACGATAACCATAATTAATAGTTTGTCTAGGACGAGAACCATCAGGATAAATAATAGTACAATCTAAATCTTTAATATAAGATTCAATTGCATCAGCCATTGTAGATTTATCAATAACATAATTAATATATCTAATATCTCTATCATCTAGTTTTTCTTCATATCCTTTTATTATCATAGATTTTCTTTTTTACATTTATAAATAATAATACGAGTTGGTTTACCTATAAGACAATGATTATATTTAAACCATTCAACAATATCAAATGTAGGATGAGTTTTAGCTATTCCTTCAATAAGAGCACAACCTTCTTGATAATTAAAATTACTATGAATAGTTCCACCATTATCAGTATCAAGTAGGCTAAACTTTTTGATATATTCAACGTCATCATTAGAAGATAGATTAATTTCTCCATAACAATAAATATCTTTTTTATCAATACGTTTACCATCTACATTAATACATTCCCATTTATCAAGATTTTGTTCATCTTCTTCAGTAATTGGACGCATAACAGTATATGTAACACCAGCTAGACTTTTAGTATGGCAAAGTATTACTTTCTTCCGTATCCCAAGTAAATTCACTTTCTTCTCCATAATTATCTTCTATATATTTAACAACTTGTTGAGTTAATTCATTAATAACATTTATAGAATAACTACTTCTCAATTCGGCAAAATCTTTAACATCAAGTTCTTTAGGAATAATAATAGGTATAATATTATAATCATTCTTAAGAATTACAGCTTCCATAAGACCAGTTCTATCATTATCCATAAGGCTAATAAGAAAACCATTCCGATTAAGTTTACTACGAAGCCAATCATATTCAATTTGACGAAGTTTATAAGTTTCATGTGGAATATTCACAACACCAATAGCCTTAGACTCAAGGGTAGACCCCCCGTGGAGGATGGAATGATTAATACTCTTTAGATAACATTCAAGACTTAATCTATCTTTAGTAGATTTAGTTATAATAATAACGTCATAATTATCTAGTTCAAGATTAATAACTCCCTCAATAGTATTACTATTAGTTATAAACTTAACTTCAGTTTTCTTATTCCTATTTGGAAAATACAGTTTAACATTAACTATTCCTCTTTTATCTTGCCCAAGAACGTAACCATAACATAAATCTGTTTTATCTTTATCGTAAAAATATTTAGGAATAGGATTAGTTGAACGATTAATATAAAATTGGTCAACAGGATAAACAAAATGAGTATTAAGAAAATTAAGATTAATACCAAATTGTCCCCAATACTTAGCATCTAAATTATTCCACGGACGAGTAACAAGTTCAATAATAGGTTTATGATTACGTACATTACTAATAGCCCTAGCAATATTATAATCGTTGTTTTCATCTTTATCTTGTCCATAAATAATATTTCTAAAAGTATAAGCAATATGTTTAAGAACAAATAGAAATTGACTTTTAATAGAAATATCAATTTGCTTATGAACAATTTCAGAGAGTACAGTTGCAGCAGCATCTATACAATCTCCCCACCAATATCCAGCAAAATCTCTTCCTTTAAGTTTATTCCTATTATCATATCTAAAACCAAAACTAGGATGAATATCTTCACGAAAAGGACTAGATATAAATTCTCCTGTATCTATACAATGTTGTATATCTTCAACACTAATTCCAGTATAAGTGCTAAAAATAGTAATTTGACTAACTTTAGAGAAAATATAATCTTTAGTTAAAATAGTATTACTAATATTTCTTTTCATAATATTTCTAATTTGACCTTTATCATGAACATATAAAAAAAGAGGACTAGGTACTAAAATAGTACCCAATCCTCTTACATACAACTATTTAACTAACTTTAATTTTTTAAAATGGCAAATCTTCTGTTGGATTAACAAAAGCACCAGCAGCATCATTACCACCACCAAATGGACTAAAATCTCCACCGCCATTAAATCCACTAACAGGATTTATAGGAGCAGCAGTTTGAACACCGGGCATTACACCAACACCAGGCATAGCAACATTTGGCTGTTTAGCTTGTTCGGCAGATTTTTGATAAACAATACTTTCTTTATAAGGGTCAATATGCAAACTAGGAGCAGATTGTTCTTTATAAAGTTCAATAACTCCATCATTGATAAATGTAGGAAATCCTAAATCACCAAATGAAGATTTACTTCCAACAACAGCACGCCATTTACCATCATTCTTAACGAAACGAAGAAGCTTCATCCAAATAGTAATAGGTTTACCTTTAGCATCATTATAAACAGGCTTACCATTATTGTTAAGTAACTTAACATAATTTTCAAACACAGTTTTATAACCAGCTATAACTTCTTCAGCCTCAACAGGTACATACTGCATATTTTCATCAAAATCTTCAAAAGGTAAAGTAAGAGCATCAATTTCCTCTTCTGTTAAATCACGACCTTTAAGAACAAATACATTATATATATGTTTCATAAAGCGGAAAATGTTATCAACTTTCCAAGCACCTTTACCGCCAGGAATAGTTTCAACATTACTTTCAGCAGGAAGAAGACGTTGAGTTACATAACGACGTTCATTGATATTTTCATGATTACTAGCAAAAGTAAATGTAAGATAAGGAATACTCATACCAGCAAATGAAGGCATACCTTGAACATCATCTTTCAGTGTAGCCCAATCAACTTTAACATCTTCAAGATGGCCAATAAACAAGCCATTAGCTTTGTTGCAATCAGTACGTTCATCAAACTTTTTACGAGTTACATCACGTAAATCGTTATTAATACCTCTACCTCTACGTTTTTTAGGAGTTTGTACTTCTGCATTAGCAGTTTGTTCAGCACTTGCTACAACAGTAGCTTCATTCTTAATTTCTTTTTCTGTCGACATAATTAAAGTAATTAAAAGAATTATTAGATAAAATAAGAGCTGCACCATTAGCAATACTAACAATGCAGCTCTATGTTCAAGATACTATATTTCTAGGACGAAGATTTGATTATTCAGCAGTTTCTTCTTTTTCAGCTTTCTTACCGATACGAACAGGTTCTTCATCTTTATATTCGGTAAGCATTGCAATCTTAACAACAATATCTTTATGACCGTTATTAACAACAGCTTCTTGCAAGTTGTCAATATCTACTGTATAAACACGATTCTTAGAAGTAGCTTCTTCATCAGTCATATCAGCTTTCAACTGTTTCCAAACATTAGAATCAGTAAAGTTAAGAGTTACACCAATACCAGACAAAGCAGCAGTATTAGCACACTTAGAACCTTTAATCTTAACAACTTCATCACCTTGAATACAGCTAACCAAAAGTTCTTTCTGTTCATCTTCTGTAATACCTTCACGACCAAGAGCAGCTTTCAGTTCTTCATTAGAAGAAGATAAAGCACCTTCAAGAGTTTCTTGGAAATAAGTATTAACATACTTAATCTTATCATTCTTAGTCATACGAACACGAGTAGTACAAGGATTACCATTCTTGTCTAATTCAGCAATACCTTTAGCCAAAGCCCAAATATCAAATTCAGCATGAATAGCCATAGCAGCTTCGGGAGATTCAATATCCAAACCTTGTTCTTCACAGAAAGCAACAACTTCGGGTACTTTATTGATAATAGCATTATCAATATTTGCACAGTTATTAATGAACATTACATATTCACCATGAGCAATGCCGAGAGCTTTAGAAACTTGGGCAGTCATACGGAAACTACCAGGAGTAGAAACAACTACCAATTCAGGTTCTTCACTAACTGCTCTTTGACCAGCATTAACAATACCCATACCAAAACTCAAACCTTTCTTAAAGTCTTTCATAATTTTTGTAATTTAAAAGTGAATAATATCAGTCATACGACTGTTTTGTTTAATAATAATTTCTCTAGTTTGTTTATGTTATTGAATTTCAGTAATATTAATAATATCTTCATTACTCAAATCAATACCTTGCATAGTCTTTAATTCTTCTGTGCTAAGACAGCCCATAATTAAATCATTAGCAATTTCACGAGCACCATAAATAAATGCTCTATGACTTATCATTATTTTAGGATATTTCTTATAAGTATCTTTTTCAAAACATCCAGCAACAATAGCATCTTTATAAGTAAACTCACCAGTAGCAACCATATTACGTTCTCCAATTTTACGATAAAAACGATAACTAGTAATATAATCAATAGGAACAGCAGGTATTCTATAAACAGGAACTTTACCAGTAGAAGCAATTTGTTTAGCTTCAGCAGTATTAGTAGCTATTTCAAACTTACCATTAAGTTGATATTCTTTATATATATTACCATTATAATCTTTATAATATTTAACAGGATAAACATATATATGTTCATGGTCTTTATCTTCTGCATTTTTAGTTTGTGCCTCTTTGGGAGTAAGACACTTAATACAGTCTTGAGGAAGTTTATCTTCATCATAAGCATTAAAGCCATCTGTATATTCGTACAGAGCGCGATAATCATCTATTTTTTCCCAACTCACGCTGCCTTTGACAAGTAATGCCTTAATAATGTGAACATCAACACCTGTTTTACCTTGAACTACATGAATATGTTCAATGCAAGTAGAAAATGGAAGTCTAAGGTCTTTAGCTCTCATTGCAATAGCAAGACCATCTTCAACAGACTTAATACCACATTTATCACTACGCATAACACGTTTGATAAATACTTCAAGACTTGCAATTTCAGCTTCACTCATATAATTAAGCTGATATGGAGCAACAGAATGTTGAACACCATGTTGTTTTTCAATACCACTATTACTAACAGCAACAGCAGTATCATTAACTTTAACTTCTTTATCTTCGTCCATTCTATCAAAGAGCGATTTTGATTACACAACAAATGTAACTATTGTATTTATACTAGCAAATAATATCATCAAAATTTTGAGCACTAATATCAGAATTAACATTCTGTATAACTTCATGGTTAACTGATAACTTTTCCTTTTTAAGACTTGCTTCTTCGATAGTACCAGCTATATAAAGTTTATGTACTTTAAGTTTTGATTGACTACAGTTAACATTATTATAACGATAAATAAGTTCATCTATTGTATCACATAAAGGTGAGGTTAAAATCCATTCGTCTACGCTTGTTTCTAGGCTGTCAGTTGAATTATTTTTTATAGATAATACTCTTAATAAGCCATCATTAAAAGACTTCAAATTCAGCGTGGAAATAGCCTTAGATTTGATTATACGAGCAGTCCCTTTCTTGCTTCCAGACTTGTACAAAACAGGAATACCATTACTATCAACTAGAACTTTATCCTCAATTTTATCATGATAATCACCACAAATTTCACCTAATTTATCATTAATATATTTAGTTACAGTAGCAGCATATTCACCTCTCTTACTAATAATAAGAAATCGTTTATCAGGATTATCTTTAATAATTTCAACTATTCTTTCTAGCTTACAAACATTATCAGAACATATAAGCATACGTTCACGAACAATATTATAAAAAGTCTTAACTCGTTCAGCAAGAACAAGAGGATTATAACATTCATCAATTTGTTTACTAAAAGGATTAGTCATATCCATATCATCACTCCATCCATTATATTCAGCTATTTCTGTAATATATTGAATAGCACTACGTCCATCTTGAGTACCATTTCGAGCACATTTAATATTATCAAGATTACCAAATACTTGAATAGTCTGAGTAATAAATTCAGTATATTTATCGTAATTAGTAATATCATCTTGATTAACAAACAAAATTGGCTCTCTGTGTTCCTCTACGGGGAGTATAGCTCGCATACCACTAGAATTTAGAATATTATTAATAGGTGGAATATTATTATAAATCTTAGTTAACATAGAAGTATCAATAGTTTTTTTAGTTAGAATCATAAGTTTAAATCTAGCATGATTAAAAACTGTATTACAAGATAAATTCCATTCGTTAACTCCAACAACAATAGAAATATCATAACTATAATTATATTTACTATTAACATAAGTATGAGTAAGAATATTAATAGTATCTATATTTATATTATGATTTTTAAGACCATCAACAATTTCAGTTCTTCTTTTCCAATTATCTGTAACAATAAGTATTTTAATATTATCATTCTTATTTCTCATAAGACTAATAATTCTACTTATAATTTCACAATAATCAACAGGCGGAACACAATTAATAGTTCCAATACCTTTATATTCTTTAGAACCCCATTTATTAATTAGTCTATCATAAGTTTCTTCAACTATATTTCTCATCTAAAATCATCTTCATTAAAAATAGGATTATACATACCACTATATTTTTTAATTTTACTTTTACCTTTACCTTTAGGAGAAATCTTAAGTTTAATAGGATTAATAATCTTCATAGCTTCTTGATAATAAAATTTGAAATTAATATCTCTAAGAGAAATATCTTTATCATCAAGACTATTAATAACTGTTACAACAGAACCAGCTGCCATTCTACTACGAGAACCATTATCGTTATGAACTTTCTCAATAATATAACCTCTATTAGAAACATAAAATCGAACATATCTTTGGCAAACAACATGAGTAACTTGTCCATTTTCAATCTTAGTTTCTTCTACATGAAATTGTCTACCTACATTTTGAGTAAGACAGAAATCAAGAATATTAGTAGCTTCTTGAAGAGTATCCATCACAGGTTTATTCTTAAGAAAATAGTTTTCAATAGCTTGAGCAACAATAGGCATAGAATAACCTTTAGTTAAATCTAAAGAATACATCATAGGATTAAGAGCACCTTTAGATTCAATTTTAAGCTTACCGTTAGACCTAAATTGAGTAATATAATTATTAACATCACGAGCTATAAGACTATGAACAACATCACTATCCGCTTGCATACCAGTAATATTTTGCCACCAAGTAGTAATTTCTTTAAATTTATCTTCTTGACTAGCATAAACTTTTACCATAATACCATCAGTATTAGCACTAATAATATGAATATTATCTAGTTCAAGAGCTTCGCATAACATGAGAAGCATAAGTTGTCCATTAACAGTAACTTTAAGAACAGCAAGACGGTCATATAAATCTCCTTTTTCAAATCCAAGTTTACCATAAATACTATTTATGACAATCTTTAGAACTAAAGCAAGAATATCTTTAACAATTCCATCTATGTATTCTTCTTCGCTATGTTTCACATCAACACGTTTTTGTTTCATCCAATTAATTAAATTACAAAAAGCATTTGTATCAATATGAGCAGGAGCAACTTTATGAACACCTATTATACTAGGATAAAAACTAGCAACATCAAAATGATAAATGGTAAAAGGTTTACCCCCCGTGGAGGATGGAGTTAAGTAATCACCATAAGGAGTAGTTGAATATAACTCCATAGGAACATCTTGACTATGTAAACCTCCAGTTGCAAGAGTATAAGTTATATCTCCAATTTTAACATTCTCACTAAAGGCATCTTTATTAACTCTATAAATTGTAGTTTTATAAAGTTTATTAAGTAAATCTTGAAGTTCTTTAGTTTTAAACTTAATAAAAGGAAAAATAACCTTTTTAAAACTCATAGCAGTTCTTTCAGTTTTCTTACCTTTCCATTGTTCAGGAGCAAGACCACTAAATTTACTATAAAATTTCTCAAAAAGAATATCAGCAGTTTTACTACGACTAGAATTAAGAACATCAACATCATATGCTTTACTAATAGCATAACGAGATTTAATTTCTTCTGGATAAAGACGAACTATTTCAGCTACAATGAAAACATCATTAAGATTATAATACATCATAGGTTCGATATATTCATCAAGAATAAATCTATCCCATTTATCTACTAGTTTATTAAGCTGTTTAATATTCATTCCTTTAAGACTAGGAATTTCATCATATAGTTCAGCTTCTTTTTCATTAATATCAGGAAGTTCATATTCTAGAAGTTCATACCATTGAAGATTAATAGAAGTTTGCTTTAAACCTTTAGAAACAGGTTTACGTTCACCTGTTTTATTATCTACAACTACACTTGCTTTATTAAGAGCAAATATACGCATTACATCAATACCTGTAAATGGTAGTTTATATTTTCTAAGACTATTAAGATAAAAATCAGTTTTAAATTTATCTTTATCATCTTGACTAGAAATAATAGTTTTACTAGTTTCATATAACTTATTAATAAGTTCTTTCGTACTATTAGTACGCATATAAAAACTAAGTAAAGCAGCAATCATAAGATTATCATAATTGAAATTATTAAATCCATACAAGTCAGTACGAATAATAGTTCCATTAGAATCCTTATAACATCTAGTCTTATTAATATAATCTATCATAGAAAGTAATTGATTATCATCTTTATCTGTTATATGAAAATTATGTTTTTCAACAGTTTTAAGACGAGCCTTAATTTCTTCAACAGATAGTTTTTGAACTAAAGGAATAGGTTTATTATCAGCATTAACACAATCTTTAAAAACTTTAAGATAACTATTAATACTAACAAAAGTAACAGAAAAGAAATTTCTTAAAACTTCAACATCATAAGCTATACAATTAATCATTTATATAATTTAATCCATAGTTATTTCTATTTTGATTAACCCAATTAATATCATCAGCAAAACGTTGTTTAAATACATGATAAAGATTATCATCTTTAAATTTAATAAGAGGAGAATAATTACTAAATACATATTTACCGCCAGTAGCCATAAATCTAGGAATAGGATTATCACTAATACTACGATAAGCATCACCAAATATAAATAGATACTTATAATTAATTCTAGCTAATTCTTTCCATAGAATATTACGACATTTATAAATAGCAGTAAGATATGTATTATAATTATTAGAACAAGCACATTTAATACTATAAGTCATATATACATCTTCAGTATTATTACGTCCAGAATATTCATCATAAAGATTACCAATATCAGTAAATAATTGATAACCTTCACAATAATTTCTATCACCTCTAGGAAATAGGAAAACAATATCTCCATGAATACTTCCTCTACCACCTTGTATATATTTACCTGTATTAAATATACGATTTGGACATCTAGCACAATCAATATATTCGTTAACAGTTTTACTTGCCATAAGATAATACTAATTGATTACTAGCGCGAGAACAAGCAACATACAATCTACGAAGCATTTCATCTCTATTAGTATAAGGATGACCATATTTATCATAAATCATATCGTTAATATCTACAAATACATTTTTATAAGTAGAACCTTGTGCTCTATGAGAAGTAATTGCAAAACCATAATCTAAATCTCTACTAAATAAAATCTTACCATTACTATTCGTAATATTAGAAGCGATAAGATATTTACGTTTAAAATCAAAATATTGTTTCCATTTACTTCCACGTTCAGAACTACTAGCTTTTTTAGCATCATTAATAAGACTAGTCAACTTCTTATAATACATCTGAAATGTATAGTTATCATAATGGTCAATAACAAATAAAGGTTGAGTTATAGCACCACCATGAATAGCTTGAAACTTAATAAGAAATCCTTTAAACTCATAATCATTATCAATTGTATCAACAATATCTTTAACAATATATTCTTCACTATTGTTTATAATAATATCATTAAAAACATTAACAACAGTAGTATAACTCATTATTAAATCATTACGAGTAATAAGACTCTTATCAGCATCTTGAATAATCATATGTCTTACATGGTTATTCCATTGTGCAACACGACTATTAGTATAAGCTATAATACGATACAAATCAATATTTTTAGTATATTCTTCATCATTAAAACAAATATCAATTAAATCAGAAAATTCAGTTTGACCACAAACATAAAATCCTTTAGTTTCCTCATTATAATCTTGTCTATTTTTAGATATATAATCAAGAAATCTCCATCCATTCTTACTATCTATATCTTCTCGAAGAAGTTTAAGAAGTTTACTAATAGGATTATTATCTCCTTGTCGTACAACTTCTTTAAGATAATAAGTATTACTAGCAATAAGAAAAGCTTGACTAATTTTCTCATTAACCGGTGGAAGCTGACTAGAGTCACCAAGCATTATAACTTTAATCTGAAGCTTCTTACATTTATTACTAATATACTTAACAAGTTTAGCATTAAGCATAGAAGCTTCATCAATAATTAAAACTTTAAGACCATCTAGTTTATCTTTTCCAACAGGATTAAAGGCAGGATTTTCAGGGTCAAAATTTTCAATATTAACATCAAGTCTAAAACCAAATAATGATTGAATAGTATTAACTTCTTTTCCACCAATAGAATTACTAAGAACTCTACAAGCTTTATGTGTAGGAGCAGCACAACCTATAACACCACCAGACCATTTGCAATTATTAATAACATATTTAATAACAAATGTCTTACCTGTACCTCCAGCACCACAAAGAGCATTAATATATTTCTTATCATCCCAAGGCTGTGCAAGAAACTCAATAAGTTCATGAACAGCTATTTCTTGGTCTTTAGTAAACTTAACGTCAGTATCTTTTCTATTACTATTAGCAATATTAAGATTACCAATCATTACAATTCGTTGTTTACATCAATAAGATTATTTTTAACTTTATCTTCATATTCTTTCCATTCTTGAAAAGCTAAAATAGTAGATTCACTATCACCACGATTATAACACGTAGTAATATGAAACAATTTCTTAGCAAAAGGCATTTTAACAATTTTACCTTTAGCTATAAGTCCAGCAGCAAAAGGAATATAAAATCTAGTATCAACAGTTTTTCTATTTTCACTATCTCTTATAATTTTAATTCTATGATTATATTCATCTAATCGACGAGCATAAACAACTTTCTTTCCTTTAGTTCTGTAACTTTCACCAGTAATGCTATATAGTTTGCCATTGTATTCTACTTTATAAGTACCATCAATATATCTAATAATACCTTCACATTTAGCAACGATAATAACATATTTATTGACTATTCCTTTTTCTTTGGATTTACCTACAACTCCAAATGAAAATTTAAAGCTAACCATAGCATACTACTTTCTTTTAATAGTACGCATACGTTTATCAACAGCACGAGTAATACCTTTAAAAGTATTATCCTCTGCAAATTTAGCTTTACGAGCAGCCTTTTTAGCAGCTTTCTTAGCAGCAATTTCTTCATCACGTTCTTTTTGTTGTTGAATAACATCAACAATATCAACATGATAACCACAATAATGAGTAAGAAAATCAATCTTACCACTAGTTCCATTACCAATAGTGCTATTTTTAGCTATTTTAATAACTTTACTAACAGAATTGATTCCAATAACAGTGCCAACATTATTAAGTTGACGAACAACAGAAACTTCATCATACTTTTTCATAAGTACTTTACATTTTTAAAGATTAATAAAACAATTATATTTAATAGTTAAAACTATAATAAATTCAATAATAGTTAGATTAGTAGAGCCACTACGCTACGCTCCGTGGCGACCCCCCGTGGAGGATGGAAGCAAGCTAGTCATCAACTTTCGCTTTAATACTATCATTAAGTTTATTAAGTTTATTAATAAAATGTTCAAGAACTTCTTTATTATATTTATTATCATTAATAATAAATTCAATATTACGATGAAATTCTATATCTTTAATTTGAAGTTTATTAATATCTATATTAATTCGTTCAATCTTTTTATATAGACTAAATACTTCATAAATAAGATATAAAATACATCCAATACAAACTCCAAGAACATATTGAGTAACATTTTCAATCATAGAAATAATGATAAAGTTTACGAATAAGTTCAAATCTAGTATCAGTAATATTATAAATTTTAAATGCTTTAGCAACAAAATCAAAATCACCATATTTAAGTAAAGCATCTATATAATCTTTAATATCACTAAGCCACATAATAGCACTAACAGAATATCTATCACTATCAGTATTAGTAATATATTGACCAATACCTTTAGCAATAGTATCAGCAGTTATATCATTAATAATAAACTTATCAGTAAACCAATTATCTTTTATATACTGTTTATCAGTATATTTATCACGAAAGGTTTTAGATAGTTTATTACATAAATCAATATAAGAACGAGCAGCAGTTCTATTATTATGATTAACAAATTGAACATCTTTAACTTTAAGAGTTAAGTTCATACCACATTCAATAATACGAACTTTAATTTGTTTTTTATCCTCATTAATATATAGAACAATAGCAAGTTTATCTTTCCAATAACCAGTATTCAAAGTAACTATATCATAAAGTTTAACTTTAAATCCAGATGTAATAGTACCATCAATATTCTTATAAGCAATATAATTCATAATAAAACTGTATTAAATTTTTAGTTTAACATTTATTAGCTAGTTCTTTTGCCCTGTATTGAACTTAATATTAATCGTGATAGATTAATCAGATTATATATGAAAATTCAACAGAGAGCAAAAGAATCATATCTATGAATATGTTATGAACATAAATAGTTAGTCATTACTAGCAGGCTCTGCATTTTGTTCATTATTCTTACCATCACGTTTAAGACGTTCTTTAAGAATATGTTCAGATACAGAACCAAGTTTACATTCACTAACACAACGACTAACACCTTTAACATGAGTTACAGTATATACAATAGGATAATCAATATATTTATTATTGCCTATTGTACGTTCAGCTTTAGTAACCCCAACGCCAGTTATAATGCCAACACAAACACCAAGTTTAGTTTGATTATGATATTGATAAGTATATTCCATATATACTACTTGTCCTTTTTTAAACTTAGCTTGTTCTTCAATGTATCTATCTAATAGACCATCAAAAATAAAAGAATCATAATTATCCATTTTAATTATATATTTAAAGTTAATAATATACATACTAAAAAGCCTAGCATTATCTTCACAGACAATACTAGGCAAATCTACAAATACAAAATCATATAAAACGAAATGTTTGACACAGACATCATTATTACTAATTTCACAATCAATAATAACATCATTAACACCAAATAAAATATGACATATAACACTTGGACTATGATAAATATTAATAGCACTATCTTCACAGACCGTACTATTACAAAATCTACAATTTTAGAAATTAAAACGGATAATAACAATATCATAGTTTCGGAGTTCAATTCCTCCATCATCAGCAAGTGAAATAACACTACTATCTTCACAGACAATAGTGTTAGAAATAAAATCAAAACTTATGTGGGATTATTTAGTAGATTTATTTGCTTTTCTACGTTTAAGTTCAGCATAAATTTCATCATCGCTAAAATTCTTAAACTTATTCTCTTGTTTATTATTATCAACAGATTGATTAATCATTTTAATCATTTCCTTATATTCTGCATTAGAAGTATCAATAATATGTTGAGCAATCAAATTATTAATTTTAGTATTAGCTTCAACAATATTAATAATCATGTCTTTAGCATATTTAGGAAAAACAGCAATAATAGGTTTAAGAATATCTTTATCTTCAATCATACTATCCCAACGATTAATAAGCCAATCAAGTTCAAATCCATCTTCAGTAGCGAGTTTAATAATATCTTCTTGAGTTTTACCAAAATCATTAATATATTTTTGTTCTTGAAGAACATATACAAATAAAGCTAAACCTCTAACATATTGGTCTGGAGATAAACCTTTATCTTTAATATCATTAATGAATTTATTAAGAAGATTACAATCTTCTTTATATTTACAGGTATCACAAGCAATATTATTAGATGTATTACAAGATTTACCAAAAACTTCATCAAGAATAACTTCAATATTAATATTTTCCATAATTTTATTTATTTAATCATAATAACCAAAAACATCATTTTCAGGGTCAACAATAGGACTATCATCAACTATTGGTTCCCAAGCAATATCGTCAAAATCTTGACTTAGACATTCTGCATGAATTTCAACACCTTCAACATTATTATTGAAATATGTATCATCTTCAACAAAATAAATATCAGTTCTTTCCATATCTTTATATATAAAATAAACTCCGAGTAGAGGATGATTATCATCAACGTGTTAACTATAACAAACCCAATAAACAAAATGGATAAAAATGGCAAGAATATGAGAATTAGCTTTAACAAGCTCAACAGCACTATCCATCCTCTACGGGGAGTCTATACTACAAACTTAGTTAGCTTCAGAATCTTTATTCTTTTTATGAAGTTCAGTTTCAGTATCAATCATAATACCAATAACTCGTTGACTATCACTAGCAACATCAGCATGAGCTTTAACTAAAGCATCAATGAATAAATCATCTGTATATCTATATTCTCTACGAAGTCCACCATCAGCAGTAACTCTAAACTTATTCCATAAGAAGTCAACATAAGCACCTTTAGAATTACATATTCTTCCATCATCTTCAAGAGCATGAAGAATATTAAGAGAAGTATGACGTCTAAATGCAGCATTGAATTTAACAATACAAACTACATCAAGAATATGTTGAGGAACATTAATTCCAACAGGAACACCACGTTTATCAGTCTTAGCATCTTTAAAATCATTATATTCATTAGCTTGACTAACAACAGTAGTTTGTTCTTCCTGTTTACGAACTTTACTTTGTTTCTTCTTCCTAGCTTTATTCTTAGGTTGAACAGTTTCACTACTAACAACAGCATTAACTTGTGTATCTTCTTCAGGAACAACAAGTTTACCTTCTTGTTTAGCTTCTTCTAAACTTTCAGCCATAGTTTTCTTTCTAGGCTTAGATTGAACATTACTAGTAACATTATCAAAATTTATCATAACACTTATAAGTTTAAGATTAATATTATTATCAGTAGCAATATTACTCTACTGAACAACACGACAAATATAATAATTAAATATAATACTCCAAATATATTATAATTTATTTATACTATAATTCTAACTAATAATCAATAGCTATATTAAAATAACTAAAATCATTATAGCAATAGGAATTAACTTACCACGAGTATAATAAATATCAATAATATCAAGAGTATCATTAGTATAAAGAGAATCAGTAATATCAAGAATATTAAGAATATCATTAGTAATACCACCAGCAATATTAGCATGACTAGTATTAATAGTCATTATAATACTGATAATATTAATAGTGCTATTGTTAGCTAGAACTAATGCTATTGGTCATTATGACTAGAAGTCTTATTAGACTTAATAATACTGTTAGAGCTAGTCTTAATAACGATTGTATGACTAATCGTCATGACGATAGACGTAGTAGAGCTAGAACTGAAACTGATAGAGATAGTCATGACGAATATGACTGAAACTGATAGTGATATAACTAGAGATGATAGAGATGAAATAGTTATAACTAAAGGTGATGAGAGTTATAACGAGAAAGTATAGGAGATTAACGAAAAGTTATAGGAGTTATAACGAAAAGTTATAGGAGGGAAAGAGAAGGAGTTGGAACAATAGGTTTAGATTGATTAGGAAGAGGGTTATTAATAGGATGAGGAGGATTAAGAGGAATAGCAGCAAGTTTAGTCTTTTCAGCATGACCATCTCCACACTCATCTCCACATTCACCACTACCAAACTCATTCTCAACTCCACCATCAACCTCAATTTAACCCTATTTGAACCACATCCAACTCCACCATCTCATTCTCCACGAACTCCACATTCACCACTTTCATCTCCATATCCTCTTTCTCCACATTCAATACCTCTCGTCACCTTTAATTTCACCTCTATAACTTTTTGTTATGAGAGTAAATCTCCATGACCAATATCAGTATAACAAAATGTTATAGGAGTAAATCATCATTAATTTCATTAGTAGAATTATCATCAGTAACTACATTAAATTCATAATTATCAAGACTATCATTAATAATACGAGCGATACCTTTTAATTTACCAGCAATACCAAGTCTACTCTTATTAACACTATCATATATTTTTGTTATATCTTCAGCATTACCATTAGTAGTAATATCAGTAATAGCGAGAAGAATATCAGCATCAGTAGGATAAAGATTAGTAAGTTCAATAGAAGTTATAGAATTATCATTCTCAACTTCAATAGTAGTAATAATACGATGTACTTTCATGATGTTTAATATTAGGACAAGACTTATCAGAACTTACAGCTAGTTCATGATTGATAAGTCTTATCAGACTGTTAAGTTCGTTTGCTGCAATATATTTAATGTTGATAATGAGCATTTCGAGGTTGAACACTAGCAGCAGCATCAGCAAAACTATTGTTGATAACATCAGTGCTACCAACCCGAAGGTCAGTAGCACCATGTTCATTAGAACGGTACGTCGTCATCATTCATTGCAATAGCAACAAAACTAGCCGCTTTAGCTTTAGCCTCACGCTTGGCAGCAATGGCAGCACGAGCGTCCTCCATAATCTGTTTGATAAGTACATTATATGCACCAACAAGAACAGGGTCAGCAGGCTGTTCGATACCTACAATATGATATACATATCGGTCATAATCCACAACATTGTAAAGATTGTCTTTACGAGTAAATGGATTACGGTCTTGTACACCAGCAGGTACAAACTGACAAAGAACTTTGACAGCAACACCAGTCAGATACATACTAGCAAAACCAGCTTCAGCAGCTTCGCCAACATAGTTGACAAATCTACCGTAGAACTTGTCTTTGCGCATTACAAGCAGTATCTGATTGAATGGCATCTGAATAGCACCAAGCATACCCATTCGATGTGTACCATCAGGCATACTTTGAGCACCTTTGACAGGACTAGCAATACTAACAAACGCATTGAGATAAGAATTGCCATTACGACCTGTACGTTCTTGACAGTCAATATTAGTAATGACAGTAGTCATTACATAACTATGACCATCAGTACAGATGCGTTTAACAATATCATCAATGGTTTCCACTTGCGCAGAATTTTGATTATCTGCATTAACAGTAGGTTGAACAGGTTGGTTAACACTAGCAGTTTTATTATCTGCATTAACATTCTCGGGAGCAACAGCAGCACCACCTTGTGCAGCTTGTGCTAAATCTTTAACGTCTGGCATGACTATTAAGTATTTAATTACGCTAATCAGTAGCATTACTGACAGTTGTTTCGTTTCAACTGCAAAGTATTTAATGTTGATAATGAGCAACATCATCTAGTAGAGATTAATCTCTACTAAGACAACTAACAATAGCCGATAGTATTCCAAATACAATGGCAGTAAACATTTCACCATCTGTTGGTTCTACTTTCAATACTAATATTATAGATGGAATCATCAATATGATAGCTAATAGTAATAACATTTTGTTTGTTTTCATAATTGTTTGTATTAATAGTTAGCAATGTAATGAGATGAATAATCTCAAAATATTTAATGTTGATAATGAGAGTTAAAACTTTATCTTCTCCTAGAACTTGACGGGGGTATTCAAGATGAATTTAATGACCCCCACTTCCTACTTACTAGCCTCGTCTACACATTAATATCTGTCTCTTATACACATCTCCGAGCCCACGAGACCGTACTAGATCTCG